TCAGATCGCCGCTCCCTGCCGTTTACGAAAAAAGGTTTTGAGTGCCTCGTACACTTCCCCTTTGTCTTTAATGACATGATACATGAATTGGTCCAGCTTGATATTCTTATAAGCCGACATCAGCGTGCTGCTGCGATTGTATTGATTGACCTCGCCATAACCGAACATATTGCTGACCTTCAGCAGTTCGCCGATGAGTTTGACGCAGCGTTCATTGTCGGATGTGAGGTTATCGCCGTCGGAGAAGTGGAAGGGATAAATGTTGTATTTGGAAGGGGGATAACGGTGATGAATGATATCAAGCGCCTTCTGATAAGCGGATGAACATATGGTTCCGCCGCTTTCACCCCGTGTGAAGAACTCTTCTTCGGTCACTTCTTTTGCCTCGGTATGGTGGGCGATAAACACGATTTCGACTTTCTCGTACTGCTTGCGAAGGAAGCGGGTCATCCAGAAGAAAAAGCTGCGCGCGCAGTATTTCTCGAAGGAGCCCATGGATATAGGTGCATCAAAATTAACTAAAGGAAAATTGCAAATAAAATAAAGGATTTTTATCAGTCATTAGGTTTTTGATATGTTATATTTATAGCATAGGAAATCGAGAAGAGGACACCACAGGGGCATGAATGCCCTGTTGATCGGGGTCGGCCATTGGGCCGGCCTTTTTATATGGAGTGGTGCAAAGTTCCCTTCCGGTTTCCAGAACATCACCCGACACAACAACCATACCTGTTTGACGGTGGTAGGCGATAAGACGAGCGGCGCCAGTTAGCCCCTCGCAATAAGGCCTGCAGTAGAGCCGCAAGGGTAGAACAAGCGGGTTAAATGTTCTAATCAAGTTTAAACGCCTGTCTCGGCTGCTGGAGGGCACGTCATACGTGTTTTAGGCTCGGGAGAAGCGTTTATATGCGGACATGGTATAAAGGTAGTGCCCCGGCCTTCCAAGCCGGAGAAGACGGGTTCGAGTCCCGCTGTCCGCTCCATTATTCCACGGGTGAGGGATATCGAGATACCTATAAGGCGCGGTCTCGGTATCCCCAATTAAAATGACCTCTCTTTTATGATAAGCTTGTCATAAGTGAGGAGGTTGTTCAAAAGATGGATCTTGAATTACAGATGTCAAAACAGACGCTAAAACAGCTCGAGAGCCTGCTAGGGATGATTCGTATAAAGAAGGATTGGACACTCGTTAACATTGCGAATGTGGCCGAGGTGGACGAAGCTAACAAGACGCTTTCTTTTAGTAATGGTGAAGAGTTGAAAGTTGATCCCGAATATTGGGATGCGTTTATAACAAAGTTTAGAAGTCGCCAATAGGCGGCTTTTTGTTTTGAATGATTAAGAATCGAGGAGTGATAGATACTCCTATAAGAGAGGATGAACCAAGATGAACGAACAAATCGAGAACAATTTCAGCTACCACGCACCAAAGCCCGGACAACCGGAGATTTATCATGAGATCCGCGAGAAGGCAAAGGAGTTAGCGTACCTGATCGATCAGAAGGCGCCAGGCAGCCGCGAGAAGTCGCTGGCAATGACTAACCTGGAACAGGCTGTGTTTTGGACTAATGCCGCTATAGCGAGGAACTGAGAAGGAATCTATCACTCGATGTCGAATCCTGATGTCGAGGAGGAGATAACGTGGAATACGAATTATTAAGGAGACAAATAAAAGTAGACCCAACTGGTTTCGAAGGATATGTAAAAGAGTTATTGGAGTTCAAGCGTTTAGATGACAGTAACGATATGGTTATTGGGATTGCCAAGCTGATTGCAACAAAAGGCATTGAAGCTCTTACCGAGCCGCAGTTGTTTGCTTTTACGAAACATGGAATATTGCCTCATCTATATCTTGGTGAATGCGGTCGATGCGCCCATGATATTCCATGGAGCGAGATGCTTGTGGCGGTAGAAGAATCAGGGAATTGCGCGTATTGCCAGCATTTAATCGATAAAGATGATTAATAAAGTCAAGTCGCTCATAAGAGCGGCTTTTTCTTTTTCATAAATTCTGAGGGGGGAGGTGATTCGAGTGATAAGAAATCAATCTATTTACATCGGTCCGACTTACAAAGGACTCATTCAGCATCAGGTTTTTCACAATGGTATTCCCGAGAGTGTGTATAGGCTGCTGCAGGAGGTTGGTCCGGTGCAAAGGCTTCTCATCCCCGTTCACCTGCTGCCAACGATCAGAAAGAAAATGAGTATGGCCGGAACCCAAGAGTACAATGCATATCAAACGATGAAGGCCGGAAGTGTCCAAATAAACGATGAAGGAGTGAAGCATGTAATGAGCAGTTCATATTTTGATACCCCGGTACCAAACAAGCAATATAACAGCCAGGGACAACTCATAAATCCCGCGGACAGCTACGATCCGGACGGAGCCCAAAAGGTAAGGATCAAAGCAGCGGCAGAGCCAGTCACCCTCCAGAACGCTGCTACGGCTGCAGGCAACGGCACGCCGTTCGCTCCGGAAGACGGGAATTATACACTGACCTTCGAAATTACAGGTACCAGCACAAGCAGGACGGTCCTGTTCGAAATTGCTGGCCCCAGCGGCGTTTATGGGCCTCACACAGCGTTTAACGTGGGCGATCCGACCAAGTATGGCCCGCAGAGCACAGGCGGCAGCAACACCGTTCCGGAGAGCTGGCAAATTGAAGTTCCGGCAGGGTATTCATTCCGTGCCCGGATCAGTGCGGTAACAGGCGGTAACGTTACGGTTAAGGGGAAGGCGGTGACGTAGGTGGATTTAGGTAATATTGCATTTAGCTTAGCGGCAGGCATGAGCAAAAGGAATTCGGATAAGAGATATAACTGCTCAGCAGTAGCCACGCGGGCCACGGTATACCACCGATCGAATGACAACGGCGGGATGGGTATTAAACCTGACTCAACCTATAGGTCCAGACACGTGGTTGCCTATGACTTCACGGACCTTCAGCTTATGTACGGTAACTTTCATGGCGCGGATGACAAAGCAACGGATAATGATATTAGAACTAAAGCTGTACTAGAGAAAAAGGATGGTCCGGACTGGGTTCGAATTCCTTTAACGATTAGAGGTGAATCTCTTGCCACGATTGGACCAGGAGGACGTGTGTTAACAGATCCGATGGGGCTGAAATTTGTAAAGGGAGAGGAATTTTTCATTTACACATATGTCGCCGCTCCAAGTGGGATTTGGCCTGGAGGCATGTTTTTACAGCGTGACGTTAGTGGAGAGTCTGGGGTTTTGGGTGACAAAACAATGGATAAAGATTTTGTTTGGAACTGGAATTCAACTCCGTTTTGGGCGGCTAGTCAATCAATTTCTGTTGGGACATGGAGACGGATAGCCGATTGGAAGTATATGCTCAAATGTACCGTTGCTGGAACCACAGGGACAACCCAACCAGCGAGTACAACTGACGGGGAAATACTTACTGACGGAACTGTGACTTGGCAGGTTTATCAAAGTGCTGCAGTTGGGGTATATGGCTATACACCATTAGCTATTCATGGGAAGACGAAAGAACCCAAACCATCTATTGCCGTAATTGGAGACAGTATTATGTGGGGCGCAGGCGATAAAAACCCGATTAATCCAAGCGTGGGCGGAGACAACTATGGATTCCTCATCAGGGCAATAAACAACAACTTCGGTTACTCCGCACTATGTATATCCGGAGAAGCCACTCGCCATTTCGTAGGCATGCGGAGGAAGTTCCGTATAAGGGTTACGGATGGAATGACGCATGCCGTGGTCGAGCATGGGATTAACGATGTGAACCAAGGTAGGAGTTTTGAGGAGATTCAGGGGAATCTGTTGGACATATACAATGAACTATCTTCTCGTGGAATGAAGGTCTACGCCTGCACATTGGTCCCAGTGACTGATAGCACGGACGGGTGGGCGACAGAGAAGAACCAAAGTGTTAAGGGGAACGAAGCTGTACGTACCCGCCTGAATGACTGGATTCGTACCACTCCCGCCCCACTCAGCGGATACTTCGAGACTGCGGACACAGTCGAGACTTCTCGGAACAGTGGGATATGGAAACAAGGTATGGTTCTTACCACTGACAATTTGGGAATTCACCCGAGTGCAGCTGGGCACCTTGCTATGATGGCAGCAATCGACACATCTGTGTTTACCGTGTGATATTTTGAAATAGAGCAATAAATGCATACATCAATGATAGATTGGTAGGAAAGTTGTGGAAAACGGGCGAATTTGACTCCATTACGACTTTGACGGCCAATTACGAACATCAGTATAATGGTCTTGTCTTCTTTTCTCTCTAGTAACTAAGTACAAGGCGTTTAAATACGGAGCGAAGCGGCACGTATGCTCGTGACCTTCTACGTTCTTTAAGAGAGATCATAAAAAACGGATGGCCTGAAAGCGATCTTCTTTCAGGTCGAGGGTGAATGCCGTGAGGCAGAGGGGGATCATCCCCCTAAAACACGTACTATGTAACTTTAATGCTATAAATAGAAAATGTGAGTCACTTTTCGCTAACACCTCAAAATGATGGGGTGTTTTTTTAATGCTCAGAAAGAAAGGATGATTGGAATTGCATCAGCCAAAAGCAAACGAACCAATTGGCATACCACCAAAAGGACGAGGGATATACGGGGGAGACATCAACCCGGCATCAAAAGCGGAATCAATTGCCCAGGCTGCCAAAGCCGTATATGATGAGCTGCGCAAAGTGTTTGATGAGGATACAGCGAAGGCGTTGCTGATCGCATCAATGCCGGCAATATGTACGGATTTAACAAGACAGGTGTACATTCCCTCTCTTTCATTAGGAGGTGTGTCAGATAAGCCAGAAGTATTCGGCGACACTGAACCAGAGATGATTGTTCCTCTCAAGGAAGGCGCACTCTCAGAGCGAATGGAGAGGGCCACAGAGGCTTTGAAAAAATGTATGAATAAATACACCAAGAGATATATTGAAAGGGTCTGACGGGGCGCACAGGCGATCACGGGTCCCTCTGGGGAAAAAATTTAGGTGCGGGTGCGGACGACCCCGAATTTCGTTCAGTTTTATTATCAAAAATTTACTTTCGCTTTCGCTTGGCAAGTAGCCGATCGGAGGCGTTTTTAATTTTTGCTTCGAATAATGCATGAAAATTTCGAAACAGTTGATTTCATCGTATAAACGAAAGTGAGGTGGGGATATTGGCGAAGTCTAAAGCGAAAGCAGAGCATCTGCAGGATAGAGAGGTTATCACTTCCGAATTGGCTGCGATCGTGGGGAGAACTCCCCAGTGGATTCGTCAATTGACCCGGGATGGAGTGCTGCGGCAGATCGGCCGAGGGAAATATAAACTCGGTGAATCAGTCCAGGCTTACTGCGAACATATTTCCGGAGGGAAAGAGGAAGATGCGAAGCCAAGGCTGATCGATTATAAGACAGAGCACGAGAAAACCAAAGCAGAGAAAGCTGCGCTTGAGCTGGAGCAGCTGAAAGGAAATCTCCATGCGGCTGCGGATGTGGAAATGCTTCTCTCGGATCTGATTCTGACGACAAAATCTAGGATTTTATCCGTCCCGAACCGGATTGCCACGGAATGTGAGAATGAATCTGCCGAATTCGTGGAATCGGTGGTCCGAAGGGAGATTGAAACAGCACTGGCGACGCTGGCGAGATACACCCCGGACAAGATAGGGGGAGATCTCGGCCGTGAAAACAGCGACGAATGACCCTTGTACGGTCTGCGTGGCTCAGAAAACACGCGATTTATTCGCCCGGGCAAACCGTAAATGGGAGCCCAGACGACGCCTGACAGTGTCGCAGTGGGCCGACGAGAACCGGATATTGACTACGGAGAGCAGCTCGGAGCCGGGCCCATGGCGAACAGCACGGGCAGAGTATCAGCGGGAGATCATGGATTCGATTGAGAAATGGGAAGAAATCGTTATTATGGCATCTGCCCAGGTCGGTAAAACAGAGTTTCTTCTGAATGTGACGGGGTCATACATTGATCAGGATCCATGTCCGATCATTCACGTTTTGCCGAAAGATGACATGGTGGAATCCTATTCGAAGAAACGGCTTACTCCCATGATCAAAAATAGTAAAGCGCTGATGGACAAGGTCGGTATTTCGAAATCTCGCGATAGCAGCAACACCATATCGGAGAAATCCTTTCCCGGTGGTTACTTAGCAATTGTCGGTGCTAATGCACCAGATAACTTGGCAATGCGTCCGGTCCAGGTCGTGCTCTGCGATGAGGTTGACAGATTCCCGGTCTCATCAGGTAACGAGGGTGACCCGATTTCGCTTGTAACAGCGAGGACGAAAACATTTAACCACAAACGCCGGCACTTATTCGTATCAACACCCGTGGATAAAGAGACGTCGCGGATCAATCAGCTTTACGAGGATAGCACGATGGAGCAGTGGTGCTTGCCCTGCCCGCATTGTGGCGATCTTCAACCGCTCAAATTCAAGAGTGGGAAGGATGGCGGGATCGTATTTGAGCACTACGTCTCGGAGTCCGGGGAGATCGTCGTAACCAAAGCAGATCACCGTTGCGCGTACTGCGGCATGCTCGGTGCAGAAAAGGATTGGAAGCGGGGAGAAGGGGCGTGGGTTGCCCGCAAGCAGCACTCCACCCGGCGCGGGTTTCATATTAATCAGCTTTCTAGTCCGTGGTCAGATTGGCGCGAGGTTGCTAAAGCTTTTTTAGTCGCAAAAAAAGAGGGCGTTGACACGCTCAAGGTATTCGTGAACACCGTCCTGGGAGAACCATGGGAGACAAAGGTCAAGGGTGTTGACGAGAAGACGTTGGCAGCACGCAGGGAGCGTTATGAATACGAGGTTCCTCAAGGCGTGAAGATCATTACAGCGGCTATCGATACACAGGATGATCGATTTGAGGTCGAGGTTACTGGCTGGGGAGCTGGGAAAGAGTCCTGGCGGATTGAATATCACCGCATTTATGGGGATCTGGATAGGCCGGAAGTATGGGCGCGGCTTGATGAATACCTATGCCGCTCATGGATAGGGCCGAACGGGAGAGAGTTCCGAATCGTCGGGGCTTTCATGGACTCGGGCGGCCATTACACCAAAGAGGTCTACACTTTCACGAAAGCCCGCAATTACCGCAATATTTATGCAATAAAAGGCGTAGGTAAAACCGCAAAAACGGCCCACGATATCCCGTTCATCGCCGGCCACAGCAAGACGCAAATGGAGAAGGCTGTCTTGATCAAGCTTGGCGTGGACGACGGCAAGGTAAAGGTTCACGATTCATTGAAGGTTGATAAACCCGGTCCACTATACTGTCACTTTCCTGGTGAGGACAAGGGTTACACCGAGGAATATTTCCTTGGTCTGACTTCTGAGAGGCAACAGATCGTAAAGCAGGAAGGCGTCAAGTATAAAGCTTGGGTCAAAATCAGGGACCGTAACGAGCCGTTTGATTTGGCGGTATATAACCGGGCTGTAATCGAGCTACTCCGGCCGAATCTTTCCTTGCCGATCGAGCGGCAGCCGAATGGACCGAGGGTGGATCCGAATACAGGCGGGGTGGCTTTAAAACCACAGAGATCAAGACGACGCGGTAGTCAGGGTATACAGTAAACCTTGAGAGGAGGTGAAACAAGGAATGGCTAAATACATCCCATACACTTTGGAAGAAGCTCAGGCTAATCTGATCATGTGGAAGCAAGCTTTTGCAGCATGTTCAACAGGCAAGCAATATACTATTGCCAATCGATCACTAACAAGACAAGATGCAGATGAATGTATGAGATGGATCAACTATTTTTCCGATCTCATTATGAAATTGACGCCTGGCGCGAATCGCCGAAGCAGAACGAAACAGTTTGTTCCTTGGGATACATGAGATGGATCGATAGAACCATTGAAGCTGTTGCGCCGGGCTGGGGAATTAAGCGTATGGATGCGAGGATGAGGCTGGATAACGCCAAGAAAACCCAGGAGATACTCAACCAAGGGTATGGAAACCACGGGGCGAGCCGGACGAAGAAATCACTCAAGGCATTTAATCCGCGGGCCGGATCTGCTGATGAGGATATTCACGCGAATCTGGGGGTTCTCCGAGCACGATCCCGCGATGAATTCATGGGGAATCCGCTCGCTAATGGAGCAATCAAGACCAAGAAAACTAACGTCATCGGGGTAGGGCTTGTTCCAAAACCAAATCCTGACGTTGAGGCACTTGGATTGAATCCTGACCAAGCGAAAACGCTGAAAAATCAGATCAAGAGAGAATGGGACCTGTGGGCTGAAAGCAAATATGCTGATGCCGCAGGTCTTAGTAATTTCTACGGCCTGCAACAACTTGCATTTCAGTCTGCCCTCATTTCCGGTGACGTCTTGGCTTTACTCAATGATATCGAGGAAAAACATTCGGTCTATGATCTTCGTGTAAAACTGGTGGAAGCGGATCTTTGCACGTCTCCGACCGCTCAGGAGGATACAAAAGATCGTGACATCAAGAATGGAGTGGAGACTGATAAGAACGGCCGCGTGGTCGCTTACTGGTTCGCGAATAAATACCCGAATGGTTTTAATCTGGTGACAACCAAACATACCAGGGTGCCAGTGATTGGTGATGAATCGGGGAGAAGATTCGTGATTCATCTACTTGAAATGGAGCGGCCAGGACAGCGGCGAGGGGTTCCTGTTCTTGCACCGGTGATTGAATCTCTCAAGATGCTCGGGCGTTACACTGAAGCTGAACTCATGGCTGCAGTCATAAGCAGTATGTTTACTGTGTTCGTCAAGAAAAAGGCCGATACTGACGAGGATGATTTCGGAATTAACGTCACTGACCCTACGACAGGAGCAGAAATTCAGCCAGAGCCAGGCGAGGTCAATATGGGTAGCGGTGCTGTTCAGTTTCTTGAAGAAGGCGAAGACATTAGTGTCGCTAATCCGGGAAGACAGAACACAGCGTTTGACCCATTTGTCATGTCTATCTTGCGCCAGATTGGATCGTCGTTGGAAATCCCATACGAACTGCTGATCAAGCATTTCACATCATCCTATTCTGCATCCCGGGCGGCGCTTCTGGAAGCATGGAAGATGTTCAAGACTCTCCGAAAATGGATGGGAGATAACTTCTGTCAGCCTATTTATGAGGAGTGGTTCACCGAAGCAGTTACAAAAGGAAGAATACAGGCTCCGGGCATATTCAATGACCCGGCTATTTTCCGTGCCTATACGCGCTGCGCATGGCATGGTCCGGGACAAGGGCTCATTAACCCTGTTCAAGAAGTGACGGCATCTGAAAAGAAAATTGCACTGGGGATCAGCACCCGTGAGATCGAGGCTGCAGAACAAAACGGTACAGACTTCGAGGACAATGCACAGCAACTCATTTATGAGCGCGGTTTGGTTGAACAATTCACGCCTGGAATGGCGGCAACGTCTGCAAATGATTCTGGCGGGGAAGGAGGTGATGATGAAGATGCCCAAACGAATTAAGCTTAACGGCCCGGTTATTGGAGACAGCAGCACCTGGTTGTATGACTGGTTGAAAATCCCTTATATTAGTGCATCCAAAATCGCGAAAGAGTTGGAGGATGCGCAGGGTGACGAGGTAGAATTGAACATCAATTCAGGTGGTGGCTCGGTTCCTGCTGGATCGGAGGTATATACACTTCTTAAGCAGTACAAAGGCAGAAAGGTTGCAAATATCACCGGGATGGCTGCAAGCGCAGCGTCTTTTATAGCAATGGGTGCAGACGAGGTGAGAATGTCTCCGACAGCCTCAATGATGATCCATAATGCATCTACTTGGACAGAAGGAGATAAGAACAACCATTACAGCAATGCCGATATGCTACGAAATACAGATGTCGGGATCACAAACGCATACCGTCTAAAGACTGGCAAAAGCACTGAAGAACTACTGAACCTGATGAATAAGACTACATGGATGAACGCGCAGCAAGCTGTCGAATTGGGTTTCGCTGATAGCATTATGTTCGATGAGTCTAATTCATTAATTGCTGTTTCTAACAGCATGATGAGCGGTGAAATTCCGCCAGAAGTTGAGGCGAAACTGCGGGATGTATTGGTTACAGCCATGCTTAAAGGCGGCGCAGACGCCAAGAATCCGATCGACAGCGGAAACCCACTTGCTGGTTTAGACTTGTCGGCCGTTATGTCAGAAGGACTGGACCTCAACTCAATCATAAACAGCAGTTCGAAACCTACAGCTCAGCAATTAGCTGAGGAAGATCAAACGAAGGAGGAAACAGAAAACATGGACTACGAAAAATTGAAGAACGAGCACCCGGAATTGTTCAATCAAATCATCAATGAGGGGGTTGAACAAGAACGCAGTCGTATTAAGGAACTGACAGCACTAGCCAAAACACCTGGAGCTTCTGACATTGCGATCAAGGCGATGGAGGAAGGCATGAGCCCCCTTAAGGCTTACCAAGAACATGTATCCAACCAGGCTAAAATTACTGAAAACGTAGCGACGGCTCGTGCTAATGATGCGGGGAAAAGCAAAGTCTCTGACGTGACGACACCTGATCCAGGGAATGAAACTGAAGACATTGAAGATCAAAGAAAAACATTCGCCTCTAATGTTGCGGCGATTGTTAATAAAAAGAAAAACGGAGGTCGATGATCATGCCACATTACACAAGCCCAGAGTTTGATAATCTGATCGCTGGTTTTGATGGTGATTTCAAAACGGTTCCAGTGATTATTCCGTCCGGTAATGGCGTAGTCCTGCGCGGGACGGTGTTCGGTTCCATTGGGCGTCTGCCTGAAAGCGATCCATTCGCAGGTACGCAGCAAGTCGTGCCAGTTAATTCAACACTGACGAATGGCGGGCAAAATCCCGCTGGTATTTTGGTTGATGATGTTGTCGATACGACAAACGGCGATGTACGTGCTGTTATGTACGTAACAGGCATTTTCAATCGCGATGCACTCATCTTCGGCGGGAATGATACTATCGCGGATCATGAAAATGCTCTTAATGCTGCTGGACTGACCACCAAACGAGTTGTGAAGGGAGTTTAATAACATGCCAAATCAATTTAATCCTTATGATTTTCCGACCCTGATCGAAGTGCTGGAGCTGCTTGATCAGCCGAATGACTTTTTGCTTCGTACTTTCTCCGAGGAAGGTCAGATCTTCGAGACGGAAGAAGTAGAAATTCAAACTAAGAAGGGCATCCGTGTTCTGGCCCCTTATGTATCCGAATACTTGGACGGTAAGCCTATCCCGCGTAGCGGTTTCACTTCTAAGACATATAAGCCGGCTTTGGTTAAACCATCTCGTCCGCTGACTACACACGATCTCAAGCGTGTGACGTTTGGGGAAAGTGCGACCAATCGCCGATCTGCTGTAGAACGCGCTGTTCTTCACGCTGCGGAAGATGTGGCGGATTTGAACACAAGCATTGATAACCGGAAAATTGAAATGATCCGTTCCGGCTTGTTCACTGGGACAATCGTTCAAAAAGGTGAGGGTGTAAGTCAAATTCTTGATTTTGAACACACGCTTAAAGTAACGCTGTCTGGTACAGATACATGGGATCAGGATACAGCAAATCCAGTTGAGGACGTTGCTGGATGGCGTCAAGAAATTATTGACGCTAATGGTGACACACCAAACATCCTGGTTGCTGATTTCAATACAGCTTCCAAGCTTATGCGTCACAAGACGACTTTGGCATTGGCTGATAATCGAGGCGTTCAGGTCGGTTCTAACGGTCGGACTTTCCAAGGCAAAGGCGTGACTGTTCACGGATACTTGCAGGACGCTGATGTAACAGTCGTGAGTGTGTCCGGAAGTTACATCGACGATAACAACACAGAGCAGCCTATCATTCCAGCAGGCACAATCGTGCTGCTTAATGACAATACACCGCTGTTCCGTTTTCATTATGGTCTGATCGTACTGATCGACGCGGATACTAAAGAGTTCGTCTCCTATGATGACACTAAAATCGTTCCGCGCGAGCTGGTTGATGTGAACCGTAATATGCGTTGGTTGGAAATGCATACACGTCCTCTTCCAGTTCCCACGAATGTGAACAGCTGGCTTGTGGCGAAAGTACTTTAAGGAGGGATAAACGATGAATATTAAAGCAACCGGAAAGATCCGGCATAATGGTGTTGATTATAAAACTGGCGATGTGATTACCGGGCTATCTAAAAAAGAGTATGATCGTCTGATTAATCTTAATGTGGGCGAGGAAATTGACGGAGGTTCAGAGGGCGATCAAGAAGTGTTCGCCGGCTTTCAACTGAATGGCGACCTCCTATTCACCGTTGATGAATTTGCTGGAATGAAAGCTGATGACCAGAAAGCACATCTTAAATCTCTGAAAATCGAACCTGCTGGCAAGGAAGAAGATCGCATCGCTCAATATGAAGAATGGTACGCCGACCAGGTGACTGCGGACGACCAAAACTGAGGCGGTGAGAGGTTATGAACCTTCGAGAGCAAATGGTGAAGGATGTTCAGTCCGTCTTCTTTAACCCGAACGAATTTGCCGAGATCCACACGGTCACAACATTCACCAATGATGAAACAGAAGCTGGCCGTAAGGATCGCAAACTCGAAATGATCGTCGAAAAATTCACCCTGGACGGTCGCCCAATCCAAAGCGCCGACGGCGTTTCTGCTCATACCGCTATTGTTCATATCGATCCTCAAATTCTGGTTTATACCCCAAGGGTGGACCAGAATTTTTATTTGGACTTCAATAAGTACCGGGTGAAAGGCGTCTCCAATGACTCTGGCATTTTAAAGATTGTGCTTGAAGCGTATGGTAAACGGCCATGAGTGAATTCATCGATGTAAAGGATAATTTCCGTCAGGTCAATCGGTCGCTGAAGCAAATGGACAAGGCTGTTCGTCAGGCAGTCTTGTCTGCTCTCAACCGAGCGACGCAGCGATCGAAGACGGAAACGGGGCGCAAGGTCCGTGAGAAATACGTGGTCAAGCAGCGGGAAGTCATAGAGACCATCCAGATCAGGAAAGCAGCAGTCAACAACCTGACGGCCACATTAACCTCAAAGGGCAATACGCTCCCGTTGATTCGGTTCAGCGTTGCGCCCAAGAGGAGGCTTGTGCGAGCGCCGAAGTCATTAAAAGCAGCCGTATTTCGGGGAGGGGTCAGAAAGCCGATTCCTGGGGCGTTCATTGCTACGGCTGGTACTCATTTAGGGGTTTTCATGCGTACGAGCAAAAAACGTCTTCCTATTCAGGAACTCCGCGGGCCGGCAGTGCCGTCCATGGTTGGTAATGAAGAAGTGCGCGAGCACGTGCAGCTGACATTCGGCCAAGAGATGGAGAAGCGCCTGCCGCATGAACTCAATCGCACGCTAGGGAGGCTGACGACATGACGCCAGAGCTCTTAATGGAACATTTGGAGCAATATCTACAGGAAATCACCAAGAACATTCTTCTAGGCGAACACAAAACGCCGCCGAACATCTACAAAGTGGACATGCCGGCCAGGGCGACCCCGGATTACGATGAAGGCGAGACCGACATCAAGCCGATTAGCTCCACGATTCCCAAAGAACGGGATGAACGATTCCCCTTCATCATCATTGCGTTTAGTGACGCTGAGGATAACGAGGAGGGATTCCAGACCCTTCAGGTAGATTTCATTTTTGGGTGTGAAGGTGGCGGGCGTGATGCCTATATGGATGTGCTGCACCTCATCGAGACAGTGAGGATGGCCTTCTTGCGTGAAACATATAACGGTTGGCCGGCTAGATTAACGCTGCCGATCCATCGAGGTTTAAATCAGGAACAAGTCGTTGACTGCTGGATGGGCTATATGTCCACGACGTGGGAAGCACCATCAATGGTACAGGAGGTATGGAAAGATGGCTACTAAGAGAAATTCGAAGGAAGAAGAACAGATTCGCGTCGATCCGGAGACGTTCACGGGTGACGCTCCTGTATTGATTCAGGGAGATGCCCAGGCCGAAGAAGTGACAGCGGCAGCTGCTCCGGAACAATTGATTTACATCGGCCCACCGATCCGCAAAAACGGCGTCGGACTCCGGACCAATCAAGTGTTTATCGGCGGGCATCCCGCCTATCTCGAGGCGTTATACACAGAATATCCACACATCAAGTCTTTGTTCGTCCCGGTGAATAAGCTGCAGGAATCCTTAAAACAAATTAAACAGACAGGAACGGCACTTAATGCCGCGCTTCTGTCGCTGAAAGGAGTTTGAACATGGCTGAATTTCACGGCGTAAAAGCCACAGAGGTGTATCAACCTAAGCCGGCGGTGGTGCAATCCAATACGTTGCCAATTTATTATGGCACTGCGCCAATCAACCTGGTCGCTAATCCTGCCGATGCGGTAAACAAGGTTATTCTCGCGAAGGATATAAATGAATTCCGGGCAAAGCTCGGGTATTCGGATGATTGGAAGTCCTTCACCCTCTGCGAGGCAGCACACGCACATTTCGTGGAGTCTGAACAGGGTCCTATCGCTTTTGTGAACGTGATGGATGTGACAGATACAGAGGTTACGGCACCCGCCGCAGCTGTGTTTGTTGATGGCCTCCATACAATTGATAAGCAAGGCGTGCTGAAGGCTACCGTAACAGTGGCTGACGGATCGACAACCTTTGAACAAGGCAAGGACTATACGCTCACCTTTGATGCTGCTGGCAAGTTGGTCATTGCTATCGTGAGCGGTGGTGCTATCCCGGCTGGGACCAATTCACTCCAGGTCGGATACAGCTCTTTAAAATCATCCAACGTAACGGCCAGCCGGATCATCGGCGGTACGGATGCACAGACGGGCGAGCGCTCTGGTTTGGAACTGATCGAGGACGTATTCCTTGAGACCTCATTCGTACCTAATCTGATCGTAGCGCCAGGCTGGTCGCATGATCCGGTGGTGGCTGCCGTCATGGTGGCAAAATCAAAAAATATCAATGGTCTGTTTGAAGCGCACGCGGTCACGGACCTGGATGCGAATCAAAAATATGTAGATATCTCAGCATGGAAGGAAGAGAACGGGTATACCGACATGCTTCAAACGAACACGTACCCGATGGCAACATACAAAGGGCGAACATATCACATGTCTACGTTGGTGACGGCCGACATGGTAGCCACTGACGCGCAAAATGAGGGTGTGCCGTATCAGACTCCATCGAACCAGCCGATTACAGCGGACGGCCTGGTCTACGCTGATGGTACACCGGTCCGGATCCCTTTTGATCAGGCGAATGCCCTTAACGCTAACGGTATTGTTACGGCAATTCGTTGGCCGGATGGTTTCAAGGCATGGGGCAACTATACCGGCGCATATCCGGAGTATAAAGATGCACAGCGCACGTTTATTCCGGTTCGGCGCATGTTTTCTTATATCAAGAACAATTTGGTCCTTCGCCACTGGCAGCAGGTGGATGACCCTCTTAATCGCAGAATGATCGATTCGGTCGTAGATTCCGCGAACATTTGGATAAACGGCTTGGTCGGTGCACAATACTTGCTCGGCGGGCGCGTTGAATTCCTCGCTGCCGACAATCCAAGCTCCCAGCTTGGTAGCGGCAAGGCCGTGTACAGGGTTTACGTTACACCGCCATCTATGGCGCAGGAAATCGAATTCTTTGTCTTATATGACGCATCATATCTGGCCGTTCTGACGGCATAAGGAGGTAGTCACGTTGCCACAAACAATCCCCTCAAAATTAATTGATCACACGTTGTTTCTTGAAGGTTCTTCGACACCGATCGGAACCGGTGATGTTACCCTGCCATCGTTTGATGCGTTGACTGATACGCTGAGCGGAGGCGGTATCCTCGGTGAGATCGACGTCCCAACACCAGGCCATTTCGGTTCTCTAGTTTTAGGAATCAATTGGCAAACGGTCAACAGGGAAGCATTTACCTTGTTGCCTGCAACGATTCACGGGTTGGAGATTAGAGGAGCTCAACAAATATTCGTGAATGGACTTTCTAAGACTCAAGCAGTAAAGGCAGTTGTCCGGGGTATGGGTAAAAGCATGGACCTGGGTACTTTCTCGAAAAATGCGGCCACTGGTGGGACAAACAATATCGAACTCACATATATCAAGATTTTTCTAGATGGTGTTGCCGCACTCGAGCTCGACAAATTCAATTATATTTTCCGGATTAACGGCGAGGATCAAACGATGCAAGATGTCCGAACTGCACTTGGATACCAATAAGGAGGAATTACCGTGTCAGAACAAGAGATTAAAGTGACCGAAAAAGATGGTCGAGCGTATAAATTCGCTCGGCCTTTTACTTATGAGGATGTTACTTACGAGGAGATCATACTTGATTTCGGTAAATTGACTGGTCGGGATCTAATTGATTGCGAAAATGAGTTAAGCAGCTCAGGGAACCTGCTATCTAAGGAAATCAACCAAGAGTATCAGGCACTTGTAGTTGCAAAAGCGTCAAACTTACATTACCAAGTGATTGCAGCCCTTCCTGCTCAGGATTTCATTCAGGTCACGAAGAGGGCACAACGTTTTTTGCTCAGATTGGTCTAAAGGATTGGACCAGCCTTGATTTAATGCGGCAGAATGTCCTGGTTCTTTCGACCAGACGGCATACACCAGTAGAATACTGGCTGAGTTTGCCCCTTCGAGAATTAGAAAAGTGGGAGGAATCCCATATCAAATTACGCGATAAAGAACGTCCTCCTAAGAACGGGGGTTCATGATGGCTAAAAAAGGTAGAGAATATGAAGTAGCATTTGCCTTATCCGGAGAAATCGATCCTAAGATTAAGCGATCTTTTGACGAGACCTCGAAACAAGTTCTCGAATTAGAACGCGATCTCCAGCAGATTAAACGAATGAACGGTTTCGATGATCTGAATCGAGATGCTCGTGAATCTGCGCGAAGGTTTGAAGAACTGCGGGAATCTGCCGCGGAATTCGGGGATGTTTTCGGACGAGTTGCTCAGTATACCGGGGCCTATGCCATTATCGAGAGGATAACCGGGTCGATCGGTGAAATGATCACTACGATCGGGGAATTGGATGCTCAATCCGGACAGCTAGCAGCTGCTACAGGAGCGACAGCGGCTGAATTGGAAGGTCTTCAAGATATCTCTGAGGGTTTGTATCGTAAAGGACTCGGCGAGGGCGTGAGCGACCTCACAGACGCTCTGGTTGTTGCTCGAAACGTTACCAAGCAGCAAGGCGATGAGTTGGCGACAACGACTAGGAATGCTATTGTCTTGCAGGACGTATTCCGTTTCGACATACCCGAATCTGTAAAAACATCGGACACCATGATGCGGCAGTTCGGTATTACGTCTGAAGAATCCATGAACTTGCTCGCCCAAGGGGCTCAGAGGGGCTTGGATAAGTCCGGCGAGCTGTTGGACTCTGCGAACGAATACGCGCCGCAGTTCGCTGCTCTCGGGTACTCAGCGAATGAGATGATGGATTTCTTTGCTTCAGGGCTTGAAGCAGGCGCCTGGAACCTTGATAAGGTTGGCGACCTTGCGAAGGAATTCAATATCCGTATCCAGGACGGCAGCGCTAAGACTGCTGATGCCCTAGGGGCTCTGTTTGCTCCCGAAAAAATCGAAGAGTTTACATCGGCTCTTACCAAGGGCGGTACCAAATCCGCCGAATACATGGAGCTGCTCAAGCATGTTTCGGCTGATACCGCTAAGCAAATGGTCAAGGACCTGCAAAAAGGCGGCAAAGGCTCTGAGGATGTCTTTAAGGCTCTGTCCGGCATGCTCGGCGATGGCAATAAGATATTGTCCGACCTGAGCACAGGGGCAGTCAAGGGTAAGGATGTCATGCAGAGAGTTATATCCGAGCTGTCCGAAATTGACGATCAGGTTTACCGCAACATGCTCGGGGTAGAGCTCTTTGGTACCCAGTGGGAAGACCTGGAGAAGGACGTTGTGGCTGCTCTCGGATCGACCCAAAGTCAGTTTGATATGACAACGGCGACAATGGAAGAGATGGCCGCGGTCAAATACGACAACCTGACCCATGACTTGAAGGTGCTTGGTCGTGAGCTGATGGATGATGTGATCGTCCCGATCGGTGAGGACCTTATGCCGGTGCTGAAAGACATGACAGCCTGGGCAAAGGATAACAAAGACGTGATCAAAGCTATCGGGCTTGCTGTTCCGGCCGCCATTCTTGCCAAGAACTCGGTGGGTATGGTCAAGGACATCACCAGTGTGGGCAGTGCTTTATTTGATACTACGAATGGCATAAGCAAGTTCGGCAAGTTTGCAGGGCTGTTGACCAATCCGGTTGGTCTGGCGATCGGCGCCGTCGGAGCGTTGACTGCAGGTGTGATTGCTTACAAAAATCATCAGGAGGACGCTCGCCAAGCATTGATCAATATGGGCGACACTCTCGAGGAGTCGTCAAAGCAATACGACCTGTCATTCGAAAAAGCTAAAAAAACGAATGACCTTGTTTGGACATACAATAACCTGAGTGAAGCGATTGAAAAAAGCACCGGGAACTCTGAACTTTTGGAGATACAACAAGGTAAGTTGGCAGATGTTATCGAGGAACTGCAAAGGCTTCATCCTGAAACCATAACTCAGTACGATATCGAGAACGGGAAACTTGGGGAGAAGGTAGGTCTTTTAAAACAAGAAGCCGATGCAATAAATGAGCTCGATAAGTTACAGCTTGAAAAGGTGGTTGCTGAGGGCAGAGGGGATAAATACGATATCGGCAAACAGATATCATCCTTAGAGACCCAAACCACTGAGCTTCAAGAACAGAAGAGTGCTTTGGATAAAGCACAAGCTGCATTCATGGACTACGAGGTGCAATACGCTCGTCTTTTGGAACAGGATTATTCTGAGGAAAGAACTCGTCAACTTCAGGAGTTATTGAATAAAGCTAATGAGGTTGGTGCTACAGTTGGTAAATCATTTGGTCATATCGATCTAATCCGAGGATCTTCTGTAGACATCAATAATAAGCTGATTGATACAATCGATGAGTTGAAAACTAAAACTCAGGAATTATCTACAGCTAAGGACAGTTACCAATCCATATATGATGCTCAATTAAAGTTGATCGAAATCGATTTGGGAATGCCGATCGAAGAGGCGATCTCCAAGTACGCAACATTTGACGAAAAAGTTAGAACGTCTATTGATGCCGCAAAAGAGAAAGTACGGGAGTTAAATCAAGAGACTCGTGAACTTGAAGTTCCGGTGGAGAAAATGGTAACCATCGGAGTTCAGTTTAAGCAGTACGGCGACATGATAGCGCCAAGACCAGGGATGCAGGCTATGCAAATGTACGCTGAAGGTGGCTACGCTGATCGGCCGTCGATATTCGGTGAAGCAGGCCCTGAGATGGCAATTCCGATTAAAAAGGATAAGCGCTCCAGGGATCTGCACGCATTGACTGGCCGCATGCTCGGTGTTGACTCAGGATCATCTGGAGATGGTGGCATCTTTAACTTTAACCCTCAAATCATCATCCAAGGTAATGCTGATGAGCAGATGGTCCGAGGCGTGGTCAAAGATGCCCAGAAAGAATGGGAGGCTCGTTTACATGCGTATGAACGTAAAAGGCAAAGGGTGAGTTTGACAAGATGAAAACATATAGAACGATTCAAGGCGATACTTGGGATAGTATCGCCTTTTCTATTGCTGGGACAGAATCCTTTATGTCTGACTTGATTAATGCCAATTTGGAGCATGTCGAGGTCGTTATTTTTCCTGCTGGCATCATACTTAATATCCCGGACATCCCGATTCCCGTTGCTTCTACATTGCCGCCATGGCGATTGGAGGATGATGAGCAATGAAAACGGTTCTGGATGGACGCCGCGCCTCTCTATTGCTCAAATACAACGGTAAGGAAATGGGAACCGAGTATCTGGATAAATACCTGATTGATTTCACATATGAGGACGCGCCTTCTGGAGATCAGGACAGTTTTTCCGTCACGCTGGACGACAGGGATGCGAATTGGCAGGGAACCTGGAAGCCGAATTTTGGAGATAAGCTAATCGCAGAAATTACGGTTATCAATTGGGATAAACCCGGCGAAAAGGCGAAGTTACCATGCGGATCATTCGGGGTCGATTCCATTGACATTGCTGGTCCTCCTGACACAGTGACAATCAATGCAGTGGCTCTGCCGATTGATGGCGCTTCGTCGGACCAGGAGGTCCGAACAAAGGCATGGGAAAAGGCCAAGCTAAAAACCATCGCGCAGGACATCGCCAGTCGCGCAAAGCTCAAGCTGCTATACTCCGCCTCCTCTAATCCGACATATGAGCGGCTTGATCAGACTGATCAAACGGACTTCTCCTTTTTGGTTCAAAAGGCAAAGGATGAGGGCATCGCTGTCAAAATATCGGGCGGTAAGCTGGTCTTGTTTGACGAAGAAGAATTTGAGAAGAAACCGGCTGTCCTGGATATCGTCAAGGGTAAGGGCAACATCATCAGTTATAGCTTTAGCGATAGCAGCACAACGACTGCCTACGGCTCATGTGTTGTTACCTATCGTCCGCCAGCCCCAGCCAAAAAAGCCAAGAAGAAGGGCAAGGGAACGGCACTGACTGTAGCAGCCGCACCCAAAACATCATCCTCGAAAGTAATAACCGGGAAGTACAACTTAACTAAAGCACAAGGGCTGCCGGTGCTTCGAATTAATGAGCGAGTAGAGAACGTTGCCGAAGCAAACCGCCTTGCTAAAAACAAACTGCGTGAGCATAACAAACAGGCAGGACTTGGAACTTTTGAGCTTGACGGTGATATTCGTCTGGCATCGGGAATCACAATCAACATTAAAGGGTTTGGTCGATTTGACGGCAAATACATCATAGTGTCCGCAACACATCGAATCGGATCGAATGCAGCATATACAACGGACATCCAAATCAGAAAGGTCTTGGGGTGGTAGCATGGCATTAAATGATTTTAGAAATATCTTTCGAATCGGAGTATGTGACACCTCAGACCCCGAATCCGGAACGATAACGGCTGTATTTGAAGATCGAGACGATATGAAATCGGGCATTCTCCCCGTAATCACAACAGGAGGATGGGGGCGTAGTAACGCACTGCCCGAGCCTGGTCAAGAAGTTGCTTGTTTATTCTTTGCGAATGGAATCTCTGACGGAATATGCCTTGGAGTGATTGATGATGACGAGGATCCACCCGGCACGCCGGATCAACGAGGGATTTGGTTTGATGATGGCTCTTATGTTTACTATGACCGATCCACTAAAAAACTGATCGTCAAGCCTGGCGGCGGTGTGGTGCTGGATGGTGATGTAACCATTTCCGGAAAATTGACCGTGGATGGAGACGTTACGTTCGGCGGGAATGGAAAGGTAACCGGAAATCTCGTTGTGGATGGAGGAATAACACGAGGCGGTGAAAGTTTATGAAAATCGGGCTTGGTGCATTAGGGGATGTGGTTTTCATCTCTTCCTTTAAAACTCCAATCAAGGTGCGGACATTCCAAAATTTTCAGCGGGACTCTACTGCTCGCTGGGGGAGCAATGACATCCATCTGCAGAAGCCCCGCAGTCAGTTTCTCGGGCCGGGGCTTGATACGATATCGTTCAACATGACACTGGATGCGCGACTTGGTATGAATCCCCGGAAGGAAATGGAGAAGCTGCTTGATTATCAAAGGGACGGCAAGGTTATGCTGCTGCAGATCGGCGGGAAGCCCCTTGGTCAGGGTAAGTGGAAGATCACGGACCTCAGTCAAACTTGGGAAAGCGTTGATCGGGAAGGTAATCTTCTGAAAGCTTCCCTGTCCGTCACATTGGAGGAATACGTATGATTGAGCATAAGGTAATTGGATCGCCGCCGGCAGCCATGCGGTTCGGGCTGACCGGCATCGACTCCATCAAACAAAACATTCAAGTCATAGCAAGCACATATGCAGGCACGGTCCCTTTGGATCGTGCCTTTGGTATATCTCCGGATGTTGTTGACCAGCCGGATATCATTGCCCAGGCGCTCCTTATAAATGAGCTCATGGCAGCCATAGCAGAATTTGAACCGCGGGCCGAAGTGACTAGCATTGATTTCGAGCAAGGACCGGAAGAAGCAGAGAAAGGCAAGTATTTCGCGGTCATCAGGTTTGTAGAAAGAGAGGTGCAGTGATGGCACTTGTTGAGTTACCAGACATCAAGTTTGTGGAAGATGACGTAAACAAGGTGTTCGAGGAATTGGTCACAGTCTTTCAGGGGATGACCGGGCGTATTCTAAACCGCGCCGATCCTGAGATGTTGGTGTTAAGAGCGTTCGCCTTATTATTCGTACAACAGCGCGTCCTGATCAATCAGGTCGCCAAGGGGGAACTCCTGAGATATGCCAAGGGTGTAATCCTAGATTATTTAGGAGATCCGGAAACGCCCCGGCTGCAGGCGGAGCCGTCACTAACCACAGAGCGGTTTACGCTGTCCATTCCGCTTGTGACCCCACAGATCATCCCAGCAGGAACCCGAGTGGCCCCGGAAGGAGCCGAGGGTTCTATTTTATTTGCCACCAAAAACGCGGTGACCATACCGGCAGGCGTCACGCAAATCGATGTCCTGGTTGAGTGTACAGTCTCGGGAGTCATCGGGAATGGGTTCTTACCGGGCCAGGTTAATACTCTGATTGACCCTTTACCGTTTGTCGCATCTGTGACGAACCTGACGACCACTACAGGCGGCGCAGACACAGAGGATGACGATTCATATAGGGAACGTATCAGAATGGCTCCTGAGTCGTTCTCTACGGCTGGACCAGAGCAAGGGTACATCTATTGGGCCAAGACTGCCAGCGCCGCTATTGTGGACGTTGCGGCCGTATCAGAGGCACCGGGGGAAGTGACAATCATTCCTTTGCTTGAGGGCGGAGTAATGCCTACTCAGCCTGTCCTCGATGCTGTGGCGGGAAAGGTGAATGGCCGTAGAATCCGGCCTCTAACAGACAAGGTTACCGTCCAGGCACCCACGGTAGTCCCGTACAACATCGAGTTAACCTATTACATCAGCAGTGATCGTGCTGCTGAATCCTTGGTCATACAAGAGGCAGTAAAGAAGGCGGTGGATTCCTATGCGTTGTGGCAGAAATCAAAGCTTGGGCGACACATTAATCAGTCGGAGCTGATCGGAAGGGTAATGAATGCCGGAGCCCTTCGCGTCAATGTTGTAAGCCCGGTCTATACGCCGATAACTGATCTGCAGGTGGCCCAAGATGTGACGATAAACGCCACGTTTGGAGGGCTTGCTGATGACTAACATCGAGCAGATAAGCATCTATGACCTACTGCCGCCGAATGCACAGGCCGACCCGACTGTATCTGCGGCAGCTCGTTCTTTAGACAGCCATACGCGGGAGCTCACACAAAAAGCGAAGGACCTTTCCTTTTACCGGCGTTTGCTGGAGGGCAATATCACGGACGCCGAAGCCGATGAACGGGCTTGGCAGGATCATGTTGACTTTTGGGATACGTCTTTGCCGCTTGAGCAGAAGATACAGCTGCTTTTGAACGCAAAGGAGTTTCACCGGATAAAGGGAACCCCTGCCGCTATTGAGGATCTGATTACAATCCTTTTCGGCGAGGGTAAGGTCGAAGAGTGGTTTGAGTATGGCGGGGAACCGGGATACTTCCAGGTTACCACCAATAATCCGGAAGTGACTCAGGAGCGAGCCCAGGAGTTTTATCGGGCAGTGGAATCGGTGAAGCGGCTAAGTGCTCATCTGGAGCGTGTAATCCTATCTCAATCTGAACCTGTGAACCTATATTTCGCGGGAATCCTCCGGATGGGTGAGAAAATGACAGTAAGGATGGTGTAAAATGGGCGCTTTTGGCGGACTTATTCAAACGAACAAAGGCAGGAACTTACAAGCGAAAGCAGAAGCAGGCGCATTGCTTAAATTTACGCGGATGGGGATCGGTGACGGGCAGCTCGGCGGGCAATCTATCCCTACCTTGAACAAGTTGATCAGCGAGAAGAAATCCCTCCCGATAACTCGTCTTAAGCCACAGCTACCAGCACAGGCAATAGTCGGGGCGGTGCTGTCGAACCAGGATGTCACAACGGGCTTTTATTTCCGGGAGCTCGGGATATTTGCCCAAGATCCGGACGAGGGTGAAATTCTGTATGCTTATGGTAACTCCGGGAGCGGTGCGGAATATATTCCACCAGCTGGAACAGCGGATATCATCGAGAAGACAATCGACATGATCGTCACCTTTGGTCAGGCGCAGAATGTATCGGCTGTAATAAACAGTTCGCTAATCTTTGCTACTCCGGACGATGTAGCCGAGGCCCTAACTGAGTCAAAAAAATATACGGATATAAAGGTTTTAGCAGCTGAAACACCATCAGGAGAAGCGACGGGAACAGTTGTTAACGGCAATACCGCATACACCGCCACATTATCACCGGCGCTCACAACGTTGAAAGCTTTCCAAAGGGTAGTTATTAAAGTGAATGTTGCGAGTACTGGTTCACCTACTCTTAATGTTAACGGTCTAGGTGCAAAGTCTGTTTTGAAAGCGAGCGGGAGTGCCGCCAGCTTCAAAGAGAACGGCGTTTATACGTTGGTTTATGACGGAACGGCTTTTATCTTACAGGGTGAAGGGGGGGAGGTAGGAACAGCGACGGCTCCAGACGTGTTAGCAGGTAAGACGTTTCCAGGGGAAGACGGTTTGATTACGGGCACCATGCCACAAAGAGGTAATCAGTTTAAATCCGGTTTATGGACAAATCCAGACGGAGACGCTTATGTAGATACTTACGTCAATATCGATAGCGGATATTACCCGCCAGGCTCACAGGTTACGATTCAGGTTCATGACCCCGACCTATTATCAGGAAACATCCGTGCAGGTGCAGATGTTTTTGGAGTTCCGGGTAAATCTACCGTAGTTGATACGGCGGATGCAGTATTAGACCCTCAGTATCTGCTTGTCGGTCAATCAGGGTATGATGACGGGGTGAAAAAAAACGGTCAAATGCCAAACCGATCCGGCGAAAATCATCACATGCCCGGAACTGGAACAGTCGTTTGGCCTGGTGATCGATTCCTTATCCAGCCACCAAAGGGTTATTTTAACGGGGAATCATGGGTGACGGCGGCGGTGCCAGGACTAACTGCAAATAACCTGCGGGCCGGGGTTAATGTTGCAGGTTTAGTGGGTACGCTTCAAGAGGGTGTTAAATATGCGACAGGGTCTGACGGAAGAACGCTTCATCCTGGGCAAGGTTTTCAAGTGGACATTGGATTTATTCCAAGGATTTTCTTAGTTACCGCTCAAACTACTGACTTAACTCTCCGCGATTATAGAATATCGTTTTATGTCCCAGACATGGGATCAACATGGGGGGGCAGTACTCAAGGCGGTAGGGTGCAGATTGAACCATATGGTTCATTCTCACAGATTATGACCATCAAAAGCAGTAGTAGTTTCAGTAATACTATGTCTGATTTCGTTTGGCATGCGTGGGCCTAAATGGAGGTGAGGGAAATATGAATTTATACGTATTTGGTCATTGGATTTATTTTGATAAAATGACGGGCGAAATATTGCACGATACAGGTGAAGTGCATCATACCGATCCTGATTACGAGATGAAGAGAGACCCGTTTAGCAATATCAAAAAACTGATGGAACGGGACCCTGAAAGTGTGGGGATTATTAAGCTTGAACCGGGAGAATTTGCCCAAGATTTTAGCGAAGGGTCATTAGCGCGAGTTAATCCGGATAGTCTAGAACTGGAATTTATCTATATTGACCCAAACAGCCCACAAGATCCGCCGCCAACACCGCAGCCGCCGCTCACGGAACAGGTGGCAAAGCTTGAGCAAGAAAACACATTGCTTAAAGCCCAAAACAGCGCCTTGTCAGAAAGGGCCGATTTCATAGAGGACGTCATTGCGGAAATGGCGAACAAGGTTTACCAGTGATCCGCCGGTTCCTTTACTGGATACTCTGGAAGGGAGGTGGATGCGATATGATGGCTATGTTTTTTGCTCAACGAGTAATTCTGAACAAAACCAAGTTCAACGAAGTTCCGACAAGTTTACAGCCGGGAGTACGCGATATCTTGGTTGATAGCGGACTGGAATTCCTGATCGAAGAATAATTACACCAGCAACGCCGCAAGGCGTATTTTTTATGCCCCTGGGTGGTCCGGGGGCTATTTTTAATACAGAGAGATGAGGCAAGGGGGAAGGGTCGAATGGGGGAATGGTCTTCAATAATTAAAACCATATCCACAGCTTTGGGGGCACTGGCCGGGTATATGTTTGGAGGTTGGAACATGTTAATGAACTTACTTCTGTGGCTTGTCGTCCTTGATTGGTTAACCGGTTGGGCGGCCGCATGGATAAAGGGAGAACTCAAAAGCAGAAAGGGATATCATGGAATTGCACGTAAGGTTGCGATTTTCGGGCTTGTTGTGATCTCACATTTCATCGATATCATTTTAGGAGGGCAACAGTATTTTCAAAATGCTGTAGTCTTTTTTTATTTGGCGAATGAGTTGTTATCGATAATCGAAAATGTGGGTCGCATGGGTGTGCCGGTTCCAAAGATATTCAGAAAAGCAATTGAGGAATTCAATGAAATAAGTGGAGAGAAGGGTGACGGTAATGAAGATGGTCGATCTTCGGGGGAAGCTCCCGATTCACAAAACAAAACGGTATAGTACCCGGAAGCTTACCGATATCCGATCGATTGCTATTCATCATTCGTTGACCTTCACAGGATCGCCTGAAGCCTTCGCTACTTATCACGTAAACACCAATGGATGGCCGGGCATCGCCTATGCTTTTGTGGTCCAGCGTGACGGCACCGTGTACAAGTGTTGGGACCCTGATAAGGTCACTTATCATGTGGGGAACAGCAATAAGCACGCCCTTGGAATTTGCATGGTCGGAGACTTCCGGACGCAGCAGCCAACACCAGAGCAGTACCAGGCAACGCTTGAACTGGTCCGACAGCTTCGAAAGGTCATTCCCTCGGCTCAACAGATAAAGGGCCATAGCGAGTATCCAGGGTACGCATGGAAGGCATGCCCGGTCATTGACATGGATAAGTTTCGGGATGATGTGGATAGTAAAACACCGGAAAGGGATGAGGGAATGAACGCTTCAGAAAAAGCTGCATTTGAGGCTATGGAACGAAAAATGGCAAGCCTTGAAAACAGCAACAAAGTCCTGAAGAAGGGACTGCAGGAGCAAGGGGCATCATTGAAGAAGCAGAAGGTGCGCATCGAGGAGCTTGAGAAGCTTCAGAAGATGGAGGCACCAAGCTGGGCAAAAGGTGCCGTTGATCAAGCATTCGATGCAGGGTTGATTTCGACCAAGAGCCCAAGTAGCTACGAATTTTACCGTATGCTCACGATCTTGGAACGTGGCGGCATGATTATTAAAAGAGGGGATGTTTAATATGAAAAATAGAAAATGGGGAAATTATGGATTGTGGGTTTCTATAGTGGCAGCTGTGCTGCTTGTTGTATCGGCAGCCGGCAAGCTTTTCGGGTTTGAAATCACGGAGGAGCTGAACGCCAATATTACCGGGTTCGCGATGGCGATCCTTGGCCTGCTGGTGATCCTCGGGATCATCTCTAATCCCAAAGAAGGAACAGGATATACGGACAAGGATAATAAATCGGACAAACGAAACTTCCTGTGATATTTACAACATATCCCATATGGTTTATAATCGTCTTAATATCAACGGAAACACCGTGGTGCAATCCGATGGCATCGGTAGTAAAGAACCTCACTAGCTCAGGCTGGTGGGGTTCTTTTTTGCGTTCTGGGCTGATATAATACAAACAATTGTTCTTATAATTTCTGGAGGTTTTCAACATGTTGCCTGATCCTGAACGTAAATTGCTCCGAATTCTTATCAATTACCCGAGTCCAGTACACAAAAATCGTATGCCTGACTTCAAACGGTTAGAGATGATGACCGGACGGAGGCGACCAGATTTACTGATAGGGCTCCATTACTTGGAGGATAAAGGGTTCATCTTGTGGCCGGATAAGTCCACGACAGAGGGGATTCTGATCATTAAGACAGAGAGCCTGGAGAAATCGCCGCCACCCAGGAAGGGTAACATAGACTACTGGACGAAATATTAAAGCCTGCCGGCGTTATGGCCTGGCAGGCTTTTTCTTATTCTTTACAGACCGAACTTGCTTCCGTGTAGATTGTAGGATAAAGTTTCATCAGTTCTTTTTCCATACCGCATACCTTATCCTTCACTTCATCGGCATTAACTTCCCCCTTCAAGATGGATCTCATTATCTCGGTGTATTCCTCACCAAGTTTTTTGTTTTTTTCCACTCTGGCAGCAGTCTCGTCATATTCTTTCATCGCTGCTCGTAGACCATCTCCCATATGAATCAAGGCTTGACGATCGGCTTCCTTCTTGTTTTCGTATAGTTTCCATCCGACAGGAATAGCGATAATCAGGACAAGTACAATTGCAGCAACAATCCACTTCCTTTGCTTTTTCATCCTCAATCAACCCCCATGTGTATTATTTTCCAGTCTATCAGACCCAGATGTTTATTTCTATATTCATTACTTTAGGTCTTCATGACCAAAAGTCATCTGATATGACATCATACCCATTCTTTCTCAATGCAGAAATGACTTTTGATTTCGATCGCACCTGTAGTTTTTCATGATCTTTGTTCCCGTCACAAAGCCTCGAAACGGCGTCTCTGCTGAGTCCAGACTTCTTTACTAACCATTCCTGCGTGATCCCTTCCCTATCCAAGAAAGCCCCCAACTTGGAGCGCTTTTTACCTAAACCGTACATATTCAATCCCCTCCTAATAGTAATAAGGATGGGACAATCTATGAAAATTTATTCATGAGTTAAGGAAACATAGGCAAGCCGTACCGCATAGATATGTAACCAGATACGGAACCACGAGCTAAGGCGCCAGTCCGGTTCCGCACAAAGTTAAGGTAAGGAGGCTCTATGGCTAAAGAGATCCGGATTATACAGGTGGCGTTCAATGTGCTGGACCCAGACCAGCTGCAGCAATACGAGCATGTGAGATTGCGACCTAATCAGTCAGGCTTTCTCAAGCGATTGATTCAACGAGACATTGACGGAGGCGTTATGGGGCCACGGCAGACGGTGGCGGGCCTTCAGGATGATTTTACGGTTGAGGGGTTTATCTAAGGAGGGATAACATGCTTGAGCTGGCGGCTATTTTTAAAATCCTCGGGATCGGGGTTGTATCACATTTCAGCGCAAACGTGCTGGAGAATATGGGTCACGGCGATAAGGTGATGTACATCAAGATTGCCGGATATGTGGCGTGTGCATACATCTCACTTGATGCCTGGTGGGATTGCTTGCGGATGGTCGCTCGCACCTTCGGAGTGCATGTTTGATGCTTTGGCAGATACCTTTGCAGGTACGTTTGTAAATGCAGCAGTATTATTGCAATTGTAGTACGAGCAAAAAGGTTGATAGATAGCGGAAAAATGAATTTGTTTTGAGCGGAAGCGAAAAGAGGCGAAGCGAATGATAATGAGCGGAGTAGGAGGGTTCGCAGTTTTGAAATTAGCTGCGGCCTGCGGGTGCCTGGGCGGCGCGTGGACGGTTTATAGATCGAGCGCGGATTCAGTCATGAGGAGCAAGATGAGGAAGCTGTTCATAACCGGAGAAATCTGCCTGAAGCGTCGGGTCCGGCAGGGGAAGGATGTCCGTGTATACCCACAGGTGAGCCGTGTCACGGTATACCATGATTGCGTGCAGGTGGTGTTTATCCTTCCTGATGGACTGGACCCGAAAGAGGTCCGTAAACGGGAATGGCTCTTTGAACAATCCTTTGGCGAGAATATTGAGTTGTCCGGCTCTTCCAAGACGTTTACGCTCAATATTTACGGCCAGGATGTACAGAGTTTTGATTATGACCCGGAAGCTGTAGAGAAGGCCGTGGACGGTCTCAGGCTGCCTATCTATGTCGGACGGAGCCGGACAGGGGAAGAGGTCTATGACTTGACGCAGCACCCGCATTTATTGGTGGCCGGGGAGACCGGCAGCGGAAAGTCGGTGGCGCTAAGGTCCATCATTACGACGCTAATCCGAACAGCGGCGGACAGATTAGAATTGTATTGCGCTGACCTTAAGCGGTCGGAATTCCATCTTTTTAAAGGAGTCGCACGGCAGGTTGTAGTCGAAGCTCCTCAGTTGCATCAAATTGTCTTGCGGATACGGAAGGAGATGCGGCGCCGGGGCGATCTATTGGATCGGGCAGGCTTGGCTAACATAGACGATCTGCCGTCGGGGGAGCGGCCGTCTTACATCGTGCTGGCGATCGACGAGGTGGCACTGCTTAAAAAGGAACGGGAGCTGATGGAGGGCATCGAGGAGATAAGCGCCATCGGGCGGGCTCTTGGAGTGTTCCTGATCCTCTCCATGCAGAGGCCAGATAGTGATGTCCTGGATGGAAAATTAAAGAACAACCTGACGGTCCGGATGGCATTCCGCCACAGCGATGAGATCAACAGCAGAATCACGCTCGGCAGCGGGGAGGCTGCGGACATCCAGCAGAGTCAAAAGGGGCGCATGATATTGAAGCTGGACGGCCTGAAATCTGTTCAGGGGCCATACTTAGACATACCCAAAGCAAAGACACTCCTGGAGCCGTACAAGAGCGCAGAGGAGGCCACAGTGCCCCTCGCTAATGATCCGGAGCCGCAGGAAGACGATGCCATTGAGATTGGGGTGTTATAGGATTGAACGCACGTGACAAGGCCATCGTAAAGGATCTGGAGCGCTTCCGCTGCCTCACAAGGGATGATGTGGCGGAGCTTCATTTCTCCAATGTGAAGAACCCCGTCACTCAAGCGAATATGGTCCTCAAGCGGCTGCGGCGGGATGATGTCATTACATGCGCCACGGATCGCCGAAAGTACATCTATTTCCCGACACCAGGCATCAAGAAGGATAGCGCAAAGATAGGGCACTTCCTAGCTATCGTGGATTTTTACAAGCAGATCCGGAAGGTAGAAGCACCGCGAGTGTTTGACGTGGAACCGAAAACGGGAGGCAAGGGGAGGCCAGAACCTGACGTGTTCTGTATTTGGAAAGGAGCTCCGTGGTTCGTCGAGATCCAGAGGAGTCAATTCAGCGACAAGGTCATGCAGGAGAAAATGAACCGATATGAGCAGTATTATCTGAGCGGGGAATGGGAACAGGAGCCGTGGCAGCCGGCGGGGAAAAAAATATTCCCTTATTTATGGATTGTCCCGATTAATTCAGGGTATTACAAAAGTAAGACATCTTTTAAAGTGTTCCAAGACAGTGTGGAAGGAATGAAAAAGAGATTAGGGATTGATTCCTGAATATGGAATGTGCTATCATGGTGGGCATATTATACTTTGTCATTATAAATCTAACCCCTAGCCTTAAAGGGGCATCCAATTAGACTCATTAGTGGTATAACAAAGGCCGCTACAATTATCAAGTTTAAGAAGTGTTGAGCAGTATCTATTAACATCTCAATTAAAAAAAACACTATTTCGATAAAGTTTAGAACAGTACTTTATTGAGCATTAGTGTTTTGAAGAGATGGATACTCAAAACTTCCCTTGATAAATTGTAGCGGCCTTTTTGCATAGAAAATTGAAAGGAGGTGGTGCTGGATTAAATTACAATTCGCTGCTTCGACACCAAACGACAACGGAAATGACTGGAAAGGATTAAGATCAGGAGGAGAACGGGCGTAACCCTATTGGGTGACAAATTGCTCGGGGGAGAGTGATAAACACTCAACTCCTTTTGCGAACGACTTTGAGGATGTAGAGGTCTGTGATGCGGCAGCCTAAAATGTTAGCAGCATTTATGGCAAATTCGAGGGACATCTTGCGCTCACCATTGATGATTTTACTTACATACTGGCGTGAAACGCCCATACGCTTGGCGAACTCGGATTGCGTATATCCCTTCTCATTTAGTCGTTCCAGCAGGAGACAATCCCCGAGCTGGAGACTCATTAGGCACCCCTTTCTCAGAAATATGTTTCACTCTTTTTCAGAACGTTCGTTCTCGTTTTTTGTTCGTATTTATGGTATGCTCGTTTTAACATCTCATCGGAAATATATTACAACACAGGAAGTGAGTGTGATGACTTATTAAGCCTAAACCTAAATTAAAATTTGAACTGAGTGAACTTGCTGCGTATACCGGCAAAAGCATTGATTACTACCTTAACCATTTATCTAATCAAATCGACGATCAAGACGAACCAGCTCAATTATCTTCAGAAGATCGTTCCTTGAAAGCTCCTGACCATCAACGGTAATCGAAACTTGATCCACTAAGTCCTCTAATTCAATTTTATCTATGAAATCCTTCACATCGGAAGATGCTGGGGGATTTTTTAATGTTTCTTCTTCTTGCAAAGGTTGGCTATCTCCTGTTATCGGCACCCAATCATACAAATTGACATCAGTTTTCCCTAATAGGTAATCAGTTGTTACATGCAGTGCATCCCCAATTTTGGATATCATCTCCATCGATGGGTTTTTCGTCTCCCCCTTTAACAATGCACTCAATGAAGAGTGAGGTATTCCAGCGTCAAGCGCAAGTCTGTATTGTGATATATCTCGTTGTTCCATTACCTTCTTAATTTTATCGATTACTTCCACTTCAACGAAACCTCCTATTCCTGAATAGTGTAATAATATTTCAAAATATTAGAATAGTCAAGAATTCAAAAGATATACTGAGAGAACATGTGTTTTTATTCCTGAATCGGGATATTACGGTATTTTGATATTTCGGGATACTGTAATAGTATATGTCCCAGGAGGTGAAATTATGACACAGAGCATCGGAAAGAGAATAGCCGAAAAACGTGAGGAAAAGGGATGGAGCCGCTATAAATTAGCGAAGGAAACAGGAATCTCAACTTCATATATCAGACCGATTGAAGAAGATAAACACAGTCCCACATTAGATGTACTAATCAAAATTTCAACAGTGTTGGATGTTTCGATTGATTATCTGGTGCAGGACAAAATCACTATTTCGGAAACTGGAGGTACATTATGACTATTTCGGTATTTGGTAATTATATTCGATCTTTAAGAAAGTCTCGATCATTAACGCTCACGGACTTAGCTGGTCTGTCTGGAGTTCATGCAGCCCATATATCACGAATTGAAACTGGTGGCCGAGAGGTACCCAAACCCGAAACCATTAAGCGGTTGTCTGAAGCATTAAAAGTTCCATATGACGAGCTCATGATTGCGGCAGGTTACTTGGATAAAAATTGGGTGGGTAAGGATCTGAATCGACATGTTGTTTATGAGTTCACCTTGTTGAAAGTTGAGAATGCTTGTTTACGCGAAGAAATCTCCCTTTTGAAAGAGGCGAAATATTCATGACTCAGCTCAACGCAATCCCAGTGGAGGTCATCAACCATTATAACAACCTTCACAGGTTCCAGGAAAGTGGCCTCGTGAATCCCGCAAAGATCGATTTTGTCCGGAGCGAAATCGCAATGATCGAACGGGACTTTCCCGGCATCAAGGTGCACCAGTGATTATTGTGTGGATCGTGGCGGCCTGGCTGATATCAAATGCACTGTTGGCTTGCTGGCTTTGGATAGTGGCAGAGTATCGTGAGAATCAGAAAGAAAAAGAGCAATGCAGAATTTATGACTTCGAAAAATACAAAGAATGTCATGCATCAAAGACAAATCGAAAGGATGGTGAGTATGACTCAACTGGCATTATCGACTGATCTACAGGTCATCACAGCTGAAATCAACAGCTACAAGCAGATTGCAGGACAAGCGATCTTTGAGATCGGGCGACGGCTTAAACATGTTCGTGAAGAGAAGATTGCGGAGAAACGCGGTGGATGGATGGTGTGGCTCCGGGAAATTGAGTTAGATGATTCGCAGGCCCGGAAATTTATAAAAGTGTTCGACGAATTGGGAAACCGGGGCACGTACACCGCTTTAGGATTACGCGCACTTTATGAAATCGCCTCACTGCCACCCGAAGAGAGGGAAAAACCTCAAGTCATACCTTCTAGTGGTGAAACCAAGGTGCCTGCAGAAATGACAACTCGTGAGCTTCAAGAGGTAAAGAAAGCACTTAGGGAAGCTGAGAAGTCAGCGGCAGAAGCGGAGAAACGGGCAAAGCAAGCGGAGGCGGAACGTACTCTCGCTATCCAGCAACATACGGAACAGCAGGGGAAGCTACTGGTGCAGATCAAGGAGCTTGAGCAGAGGAACGGCCGCTCTAAAGAGGACGAGGAACAATTGGGCCGCCTGATAAAGGAGAACGCTGAGCTCACGGCCTCAATGAGGATGCTTCAGCAGGAGATGACTGAGCGGAACTTGACCATGGAAAAACAACTCCATGATCTTCGAAAACTGCAAGAGGCGCTAAACAAAACACGCGGCGTAATAGAATCTTCCTTTGGAACGGCGCTTGCGCATCTAGCTGGCATTCCGGATAACAAAGAAGCCATTGAGACGGTAAGAATCTTCTGGAGGCACATCACTGAATCTCTGGAACGCAATCGTAAGGAGTTTTCTCAAATAATCGGAATCGAATTGGAGGTGTTGGAAGGTGGAGCAGTTAGAAATAGGAATGCACGATCCCCAATTGTTATTGACGCTGAGACAGGAGAATGAGCAATTAAAGAACTCGGCTCGGAGACCTCAACGTGAACAACGCATGCTGCAAAAACGAGCCAAAGAGCGGATTGTACTTCTGCTTGGTGGAAAAGACAGTGCGGAGTACTCAATGCATAGTAAGGATTACTTTAATAAAATGTGGAAAGCATTTTACGCACGCTTCGGGGTTACATCGTTTTGGGACACTTTGCTCTATGATTATGACGCCGCTCTCGTTTGGATCGGGGAATGGCTGCCAGCAGTCAAAGAAGTGCAAGTAGCAATATGTTTACTCTGCGAGGAACAACCCGGCACCCTGGACACAGGCGAAGGCATCATATGCGAGAACTGCGCACAGATCATGGGTGAACTTGAATAAGAAAGGAGCATCGAGCTTGAACGAACAGAATTACCTGCGCAAGAAAATGGTACAGGCATTGCAGACCGAGCGCAGCATGCTGGCAGAAGGGAGACTTCTCGAAGCGCTGGACGCCCGTGCTGAGTATCGCAGGTACCGTAGGGAACTGACAGGTGTGTGGGGCGACAGCGACATTATAGCCAAGCTAAGAGGGGTGAGATCGGCGTGAAGTGTGAGGATTACCTTAAACAACTGGAGCAGTTGAATAAGCTGCTTGAGGATATACCTGAGGCACAAACCGTAAATGACGCTTGGAAGGAATGGCGTATGTTGGTTAGTTTATCGAAAAAAATTAAAACTCGTAAGCAGAAACTCAGTGAAGTAAAAAGGAGCAATCGGCGACCAGTAATGCCATCACTCGGATACAGGCCGCGGGATCCAGATCGTATAGAAAAGATGATAACACTATTTAAGCAAGGTCACACGCATCAGGAGATCGCAGATAAGTTTTCTGTGTCACGTCAGTATGTACAACAAACTCTCAGAAAGACTGGCTTAGACGGTTCAATGGGTGGTGCAGCAGTCAAACCAAAGATTAATTCCGGACAACATTGCAGAGTTGATGGATGCAATCAGAAAGCAAAAACTAAAGGGTTTTGTGTAATGCATTACTCAAGGCTCCGGGTCTATGGCACACTTGAGCCTGTATTTAAGAGAGAGTTCCTTCATCATGACGATAAGTGCATGGTTGAAGGTTGTAACCAACCTTTTAAAACGAATGGACTGTGTAATAAACATGCTACAAACATGTTCTTGAATAAGAAAAATGGGAACATATCTGACTTAAATGATTACCTGAAAGTCCAGAAAGCAAAAAGCATGATGGGCGTTGGCAGGACTCCAGTTAAGTTTGAAGTCATCAGAAAATTTATGGCCGAAAATAAGGATCACTTCATTGAAGATTTGTATGTGCAGGGATTTCACGAAGGGAGGTGAGCAAAGACGTGGGGGAAGTAACTGAAATGATACTCAATGGACTGATGTGCCAAGTATGCGGTTCCTATATGGATGACATGGAATAGCCCGGGTATCCACGCACTTGTGATGACTGCGAATAAGACCGAATTTAGCTAAGCCTATTATTTTTTTGCCAAAATCGGGGGTTTGAGCCCGAAAATCAAGCGAAAGCGAGGAAAATCACATGGATCAGAAGACTTTGGAGTATATGGCGGAACGGGTAGATAAGGCTCGGGAAATACAAAAGAAAATAGCGGATTTGGAGCATTTCATTAAATATAGTGACGGAAAAACCGTGGTCACGGTCCACAACGGAAGTTATAACGGTCCGGAAATTGAAAAAAGGAAGTTCCCGCGGCTGGCCGAAGCAGCCAAGGCCGGTATCCTCCAAGAAGTAGAGGCGGAAATCGAACTGCTCAAACAAGAGCTTGCGGAGATTTAGGTCATGCGATCATCAACCGAACTGTTCAGCAGCTTCCGCGAATCACTGACACCTGAAGCTCAGAAAGATATCGACAGGCTGCTCTTCCTCTATGACTGGTTTCTGGATGAGACTGATCCAGCAACACGAGAAACCATCAAAGGAGAATTGAGCATTCTCGAAAAGAAATACAACCTGGTCACTGACCACACAAAAAAAGCCGCCCAGTGAGAGCGGTCAATAAGAAATTATACAAATCCATATTATCACGGAAAGCGGTGAGCGACAATGAATGACCTTATTAAAAGGATTCAAGCGTGTAAAACAATGCCCCAATTGGATGAACTTCGCATTGTATTGGTGAGGGAAGGCAAGGAGAGCGAAGAGACATTTCGCACTCTTCAGAAAGCTTTTATCAAGAAAAAGAATCAACTCCAACGGGTTCCGCTGAGCGAACGCACCTGGTAATCCAATATTGATATGAAAGCGAGGAAGGCAAATGGTAAAGCAGATCAAGCTTATCTCATTAATCTATAGATATTTCAAGGGCCTCCATGAGTTCACTCTTTACGCAGATGGACAGGATATCAACATCTACGGCCCCAATGCAGTGGGTAAGACGACTTTGTTCGATGGGTTCTACTGGCTCCTATTCAACAAGGACAGCAGGGAGAAGAGCGAGCTAGAGAAGTGGATCAAAACTTTGGAGCCCAACGGAGAGCCGATGCATGGTGTTCAGCACGAAGTAATCGGAGTACTGGAGATCGACGGGAAACTTCGTGAGCTTCATAAAGTGTTCTACGAGAAATGGACAAAGAAGCGCGGTGCTGCCAAGTCTGAATTCACGGGTCATAAGACGGATCATTACATCGATGGCGCTCCACACAGTAAGGGTGATTATGAGGCGGAGATCGCCGCGATCATTGACGAGGAGACATTCAAGTTACTGACTAATCCTTCATATTTCGCTGAACGGGATTGGAAGAAGCGGCGGAAGTTGCTGCTGGAGGTATGCGGTGACATATCTGATAGCGATGTGATTTCCAGTAATGATGATCTGAAAGAGTTGCCTGTTTTGATGGAACAACGGTCTCTGGAAGGTCACCGGGATAAGATCAAAAACGATCAGGCTCGAATCAATAGCAGACTGAAGGAAATCCCCAACGGTATAGCGGAAATCAAGCGAGTCATGCCTGATACAGACGGTCTGAATGAGGAAATGATGCAGAAGCAAATCGAGACGCTTCGCGGCCGGATCCGAAACAAGGAAGAAGAAATGAACCGGATTCAGAACGGCGGGGAAATAGCTGTTAAAACAAACCGCCTGCGGGAGATCGATGGCGAACTGCTTCAGATCAAAAATGAAATCCAGGCAGGATCGTTTGAAAAAATCAGTGCCAAGCGCCAGCATCTCTCCAAGAAAAACTCTGAATACGGAGCGCTTGAGGATGCAACGAAAAGGATGGAAGTCCATGTTACAAGGCTGCGCTCACAACTTCAAGAGAACGAATCTGAGAGAACTCAGCTGAGGGAGGAACGGGACAAAACCAGGGCATTGGAACTCACATCATATGAGGTTGATACATCCTGTCCAACATGCGGACAAGATTTACCTCCTGAGAGTATTGAACACGCGGAAAAGAAAGCAATGGAGCGGTTCAACGAACGCAAATCAAAAACTTTAGAATCGATTGTCACCCGTGGAAAGCAGCTTAAGGCAACCGCAGATCAATGGGAAGAGGAGATCGATAGCATCGCAAATACGATCGAATCCAATCGAGTCAAAATGGGCGCTCTTGACCAAGAGATCAAGGAGCTCATGTCTGATATCGAAAAACTCGAATGCACAACTCCAGACGCTTCTTCCGATCCAATGTACGTCGGGAAACTTCAGGAACGTGAGGAAGTAGAGCGCACAATTCGTGATCTTCGCTCACAGTCTGTTAGCGCCTTAAGCGAGGCCCGCTTGGAAGTGGCAAGCCTGCGTACAGAGCTTGAATCACAGGAGAGAAAACACTCCGGGTTCGAACAAATCGAAAGAGGTCAGAAGCGTATTGACGAGTTGAAGGCAGAGGAGAAGGATCTTGCCCGTCAATATGAAGAATTGGAACGCCAGCTCTATCTGACAGAGGAGTTCACACGCACCAAAGTTCAGATGCTCGAGTCCAAGATCAACGCCAAGTTCAGGAATGTGAAATTCCGGCTGTTCGAAACTCAGGTCAACGGCGCATTGAATGAGACCTGCAAAATCCTTTACGGCCCGAATCTGGTTCCATATGAAGACGGGTTGAACAGAGCGGCGCAGTTTAATGCTGGACTGGATATCATCAATACTTTGTCGGAGCACTTCAAGGTGATCGCTCCAATATTTATCGATAATGCTGAAGCAGTGACGGACCTGGTCAAAACATCCGGCCAGCAAATCCGTCTGATCGTACCGCCCACTTTCGAGAACCTCCCAACAGAAGTGCAGGACCATCTCGCTTCTCTATACGATGGGGACTTGGAAAGAGCGAAAGCTGCCTGGGAACAACATAATTCAAAACTGCGAGTTGAATCAGCCAATAACACAATTATGGAGGGGAATTTATTATGAGCAACCAAACATATTCCACCGGATTAACAAAAGTGAATGATACCTTTCTTCCTATGATCGAAAATCAACTAATCAACAACGGAATCAATATGGATCAGTATTCGAAACAATGCGTAATGAATGCTCTCTCTTCGATCAATGCTGCACTGGACGCGAAAGGATTGACCATCAGCGATCCTAGTCTCGACAAGAACAATTTGACGACAACTCTGCTGAATGTGGCGGCTCTGAAACTCAATGCAGCTGCCAGTCCTCGTGAAGTGTACTTTCAAATCCGGAATGTCAGCGTAAAGAAAAAGGAAAATGGAAAGGACATAACAACTTGGAAGAAGCAAATTGAGATGGGGATCGAAGGCGACGGCAACGATGCGATCCTGAGCAACTTCGGCCGCAGTGTCGATCAGGTCCGTCCCTTCTGGCTAGTGCGTGAGTACGATGACTTCGAATACCCGTCCTATAACGGTTTGGAGATGACTCCTCCCAAATGGACACCGAAAGGCACGGGAGATGTGGTGCGAGTGGTTTATCCAATCATCTTCAAGGATCAGAGCATCCAATACTTCATTTCAGAACGTGCTGACGTAGCCAAAAACCTCGTTGCTCATATACAAAATAACATGATGAATGAAACGTTCGGCGTGCTGCCGGCGGGGAAAACGAGATATGACGCTAATCCTGAACAACTGAAGAAAATCGCGGAGAAGAAAACAGAACTGTTGAAGAAAGCAGCTGAACTGGGATTGAACGCCCTGGATGATGCGGAGCTTCAAAAGTGGATTAGCCCAGCATGGACTGAGTATCACAGCCGCGAGGGCATGCTCATCCGTAAGATGCGGAACAACGTGGTCAAGAAGATTCCGAAAGATTTCGGGAGTGCCTTTGTTGAGTTGATCCATGATCAAGCTTCGGACGGCGACTATGCTGCAGTCCGAGAGGAGATCTCAACCCGAGCCAATTCTGAGCCGATCGACATCAAGCCTGAACCTCCAACAGAACCACAATGGCAGCCACAAGACGAGTCTGCTCCTGATCAACCTAAACCGGCGCACAAGGACGAGACACCACCTCCTTCCAGCACGAAGCCAGAGAAGAACAATGTTCCGGCCGACGACGATTTCTGATGATCGAGATTAAGCCATTAGGATCCAGCAGCGCGGGCAACGCCTACTATGTGACGGACGGGCATACCCCCCTGCTGCTGGAATGCGGGCTCCGGTTCAAGGACATACAACGAGCCCTTAATTATCGAATGTCTGATATAGCTGCTTGTTTAATGACTCACCATCACCAAGATCATTCTTTGGCCGCACGAAACATCATGAAGTTCGGGATTGATTTGTATGCCTCTGTGGGAGCTCTAGAAGCTGCAGGATTGATTGGACATCGCGCAAATCCGGTGAAAGCAAGGGAACAATTCAGGCTAGGCACATGGACAATACTGCCCTTCGAGGTTGAACATGACGCAGATGACCCATTGGGATTCCTCCTCGAAAACATAACCGGAGAAAAACTGTTATTTGCAACGGATACCTGGTATATACGGTTTCAATTCAGTGGATTGACACACTTGCTAATAGAGTGCAATTACTCCGAGCAGATTTTGGACCAGAACATAATCTCGGGGATCGTAGAAGTAACACGAAAGAAACGATTGCTTAAATCCCACTTCAGCCTAGAAAACATGAAGGAATTCATCAGAGCAAACGACATGAGCAAGGTCAAAGAAATATGGTTGATTCATTTATCTGATACGAACAGCGACGCAGAGCTGTTCAAAAGAGAAGTACAAGCTTTGACCGGTTGCCCTGTATATGTGGCAGACCGTTAATCATACCAAATCGGAGGAATTATCCTATGAAAATCACTAATAAAAAGTACGCACTTACCGCAGCACTTCAAGCCGGAGCAGCACACGAATTCGCACTCATTAAATCCCGTCGTCAATTCAAGCGTGAGGCTTCAGGCAAAACGCCGTACAAGCCAGGTAGCATCGGACCGTCTGTGGTTGCAACGGCCATTAGCAAGGCCTTCCACGGGGTTATCTTAAACCGGAGTGAGCGGAAGCGACTCGCTAAGATTGACGGAAAACCATTCCAAAAATTCTACGCTCAGGGGTGATCGGGATGAAAAAAGGGCACCCGTTTATGCTCCAGATTCCAACGCTTCGAGCAGCACAAATCAAGGTGGGAGAAGCATTCCAAAATGAGGGGATTCCCCCATTCATCGTTCATAGCATCACTTCCATTGAGTTCCATGGAACTAAAGCAACAATATACGGATTCACAGCAAAGGAGGATTCCCGTGAAAAACGGTAAGAACCCAACACTCAAGCAAAAGAAACTCATCGAGGATGCTGGTCTCGATCCTCGCGATTGGCTAGTGACAAAGGTAAAACCTTGGTTCCTTCACCTCGTTAATCGTGATGATGGATCAATAAAAGTCATTTTTGTCTAGCTCATGGAAGAGGCAGTTATAGAAATATATGAGCGTTGTCCGGATTGTCAGTTATGCGGTAATGAAATAAGCCCGGGCCGGGAGAAGTACTTCCGAGGATTTCGGGTATGTCACCTGTGCCACTCAGGACTGAAGAGCCGACACAGGTACAAACATGAATCAAGAACGTTGGTGAGGAGGCATGGCAAATCCGCAACTTGAAGATGGTTATACCCGAATTGCCAATGAGCTTCTAGATGAAATATGCCTCTACAAGTGGAACGGATCGCAACTAAAAATAGTGATTAAGGTTTGGAGATTGACCTATGGATACAACCGAAAGGATCATGAATTCTCCAGAACATTTCTCCAGGAAGTTACCGGACTCTCTGAAAGTACAATAAAGCAGGAATTGTCATTTCTCATAAAAAACAGGATCCTACTTGTCACAAAAAAAGAGACCGGTACCGAAGGAAGAAAATTGGCTTTTAACAAAAATTATGAGGAATGGACTATTCCGAAATGTGGTGATTCGATGAAGGAAGAAATGGATTACACGTCAAACCAGGGGGGTCAGGATTCCACCCCCCTAGATAGAGAGGGAGGGGGGTCAGGATTCCACCCCCCTGGGGGGTACGATTCCACCCCCCTAGATAGTGTTGAGGGGGGTGCGATTCCACCCCCATATAAAGAAATAAGATCTTTAAAGAAAAGTATTAAAGAAAAAGAAGCAATGTTTGAACAATTCTATTCGATATACCCGAGAAAATTAGCCCGGAAGAAAGTTGAATCATCTTGGAGAACGTTGTGTAAAGAAAAGGACTTTGATCCTGACAGAGCGATCGCCAATACATTGAATTTTCTTGAAACCTGCAAGCTGCTTAAAACTGATATAAAGTTCCTTCCGTATCCAGCAACCTTTTTAAACCAAAAGAGATACGAGGACTACGACGTAGTAGATCCAGAAGGATTGCTTCAAGTTTCAGAAGGGACAAAAGGGGGCGGCGGCAGCGCTCTTGATCGATTACTTCGAAAGGAGATGGAGGGCCATGGATCGCACCGGCGTGATATTACTGATGAAGTACATCTCGGGGGCATACCGGAGCTTCCGGACGGTAGATGACGACCAAGCCGAGCACGAGGTAGCGGTATGGCATGACATCCTTCAGGACATTCCGAATCAGTTGGCAATGGAAAGGACAAGGGAACTCTGCCGGGTAAACACCACGTTTCCTCCGACTCCCGCAGCGATATATCAGGCATGCACACAGCAGCAAGAACGATCTGTCTATGACATACAAAAAATCGAGCGAGAACAAGAAGTCCTTGCTCTAAAGGAGTATCACGAAAATAATGTTGTGGGTCCGCCTCCTGATCATGTGTTGGAGAAGCTAAATAAACTTTTCAACAAGACAAGGGTCCCAGCCTTCAATGACTACAGCGACGGCGGTGAAGACGATGAGTGATTACAACTATCTGTACGACGCTGAGATAAACGTCCTGGGATCAATCATGTTGGATAAAACCCTCATGGATGAGTGCGTGCTTTCGCCTGAGTCGTTCTCTCCGGAATGGGACAACGGGAAGATATTTGAAGTCCTTCGGTACGCATACAAGAAATTCTCTGATCAACCGGACCCCTTTTACCTTCCCTTACTTGCACAACATTGGGGGAAGAAGCTGGAGAAGATCGGCGGCTTCAGTAGAATAACTGAAATTCAAAGATCGGTACCGCGCACCAATGGGATGTTCAGGCATTATCAACAGATTGTGAATGATGACCACGTCCAACGTGAGATGAGAACTGCTGCTGAGCTGATAGCAACAGGGGGATCAACTCTGCAAGATGTTAAAGCTCGCATGGAAGAACTGGAGGAAATCCAGTCCAGAACGTCGGTCAAAGATGGTCCCATGAATCTGTCTGATCTGCTTGAAAGACATACATCCATGATCATCAAGCGTTCGCAGCACACTGGAGGCGTCACCGGGCGAAAGTCATGCAGCACGGAATACAACAACATGAGCAGAGGCCATCAGGATGGTGATTTTATCGTCGTCGGCGCTAGGCCGTCAGTGGGTAAGTCAGCTTATCTATGCAATGAAGCTTATGCTTCCAGCGAAGATGGATCAACATCGTTTATCATCTCCGGTGAAGATGGGGCATTCAATATGCTAGAAAGAATGATCGGGTCGGTTGGACGGGTCAAGATATCACACATGAAGTCCGGTCAGATGACGGAAAGTGATTGGGAACGGTACAGCAAAGCTGCCGACCTGATTGGAGAACGTAAAATCTTCATTGACGATTCGCCAAGCCCTACTATCGAGCACATATGGCGTACTGTCCGCAGAATGATTAAGCACCATTCAAAAATGACGTTGTACATCGATTACCTGCAGCACCTTCGCAGTGAAAAGAGCTTCACCAGTGAGCGAGAGATGTACAAGTATATTTCATACCAGCTTAAACAAATTGCTCGTACATTCATGATTCCGGTTATATGTCTGGCAGCCGTTGGTCGCAGTGTCGATCAACGCCAGGACAAGCGTCCAATGATGTCAGACATTCGGGATTGCGGCAATATCGAGAGTGATGCTGATATCGTCATATTCCTTTATCGGGACGATTACTACAACGCCGACAGCCCCCGTAAAGGTCTGATCGATCTGGTCGTTGCCAAGGGGAGAAATGTTGGTACTGGAACAATAACCATGGTTTTTGATAAACCGTACCAGGCTTTCCTGAACATTACGGAGGACATGAAGCAGAAGCGTCGGGAAAAGGGGCTGAGTGCATGAGCAGAGTTATCAAGGATGATGAGGAATTTGATCGTGCTATTCAAGGCATGGTCACATTGACGGAAGAGTTAGAGAATATCGATCCGCTGGCGGACGAGGAAGAGATCAAGCGGAAAAAGTGGATGCTCACTCGAACCGCTCAGCTTGTGCAGGTATACAGCAGAGGGAAGTATGCGGCGGAGTTCCCGGAATTACGAAAAAAGTACGATGATCTCGGATGGCCTTATCAGGATTTCGCCATCCAACAGGATTAGAAAGCGAGGGGAAACGATGCAATATATATGCATTGCAATACCGGTGATTGATTACCCGATACAAGGTTACCAGCCAGGCGACATGCGGGTGAAGCTTCAGGAGGAAGCGAACGAACTGATCGACGAAATCGAGTCTGCCGACTTTGATCAGCGCCGGATGCTCAGCGAGTTGCTGGATGTGCTGCAGGTGACAGTCGGGATGATCCGGCAGCAGGCTCGGGAGGTGTTGCCCCCTGGGGAGGCTTCGAAACTGCTCGAAAACGTGATTCAGAGGGCTGCGCTTGACCACAGACTAAAAGTTGAGGAGTATGCTCAGCAGCGTGCTTGGGAGATTGCGAAATGACTCGGTTTGTCGGCATTGATCCGGCCACGTTTACGGGAGTGGTCATTCTGGATGCCGATGGCCGACCTATAGGGGAAACTGTTCTAAAGGGAAAGGGGAAGTCGGCCCCAGGCGGCATCACCCAGGAACAGCGTGTCTCCCTTGAGAATCAGCTATACAGTATTCTCCGGCCCGGGGATGTGATTACCAAAGAGGGGATTGGGCACGCCACCGAAATGTTAATCACCACAGCCAAGATTCACGGCGGCCTCGAAGGGATGATCACCCGCAGGGGGCTGAAATTCAATGAAGTTGCCCCCAATGCGGTAAAGAAATACGTCGATGTAAGCGGATGGGTAGGAGAGCCCGGATCAAAGCAACGACTCAAAGGGATAGCGAAAAAAGAGGCAATGGCTGCCGCCGCCCTCAAGCATTTCGGATACTCCAACCCTAGGCATGACGTGGTTGACGCTTATATTATCGCCAAGATCGGTGAGGCAGTATATCGAGTCCGGAACGGAGAGAAGATGCTACACGATTTCCATCTGGAGTATCAGCGAGAAGTCATATGGTCCATCATCGATCCGGACGCATACAAGGAGTACGAGAAAACGAAGAAGAAAAAATCAAAATCGACCAAACGCCGGGGGAAGCCTGCGGCGGCGGATAGTCACACCCAAAATACGGAACAGCAGTGCTTATTTTGAGGGAGAGGATGATAGAAAATGGAACAACAAATCTATAAACCAGCTCCGGATCCGAAAGGATACTACTTTCATGGCAACATCTATCACGAAGCGTTGCTGACATATCAGCAATACCTCGAAAAGAAGCACGGTGAAAAAGTAATCACTGGGGACCCGGATGATAGCACAAATTACGTCGCTATGGATTGGTATAAGAATGGCAGCATCTCCTTTGCTGAAAAGGAATGGCCTGACTTCATCGTTCGCCTGCGGAACATAATCAAGCTTCATTGCGGTATGTCTCTCCAAAAGAAAGAGGGGGACGATCAGTATATCTACCATATCGGTTCAGTTCTTGGCCTTGATGGGACGTTCTTGATACGCAGCCGCATCTTTATTCAGCACTCTGCAATTTTCAAAATGGATGAGGAAAAATTCATGAAGGATTTAACGAGAATCGGGAGATGGGAAAGGAGCTGATTACAGTGCCAAAGTTGGACCCGGAACTAAAAGAGCAGATCGAGCATTATCTGCACATGGATTACATCACTGAGGCTCAATCAAAGATTCTGAAATCATATTTCATATTTGGAAATTATCCAGAAGCCGCAATCAAGATCGGCATGAAAAAAAGTTCCTTCATTGCTGTGATGTCTGTCCTGAAGCAAAGGAATGTGTTGATTAGAGTTGGTAAGGGCAAATACGTTCTTACCGATGATGAAACCTCCATCATTATGCCTTACAGGAAACCGGAGGAACTACCCGATCCCCCTCTGCAAATGTCCGAGGAAGAAAAAGAATGGATGCTTCAATATTATGGCGACTACAAGAACAATCGTTCAGAAGCTGCTCGGATATTAAAGCGAAGCAAGTTCGATATCTGCCGGATGGCTATTGAACTCCATCTTGACTCGGATAACAGAAGGAGAGTGGAGTGATTTGGGCACATCGGTACCTAACTGGAAGAATGAAATTCAAGGTGGAACGACACCAAGTGATATTAAAAAATACACGCTCAGTCCGGAAGAGTTGGCACAGATCAACGGCAAGCCAATCCCGGCGTCGCATACAAAGCCGATCAAGTTTAGGTCCAATTCGAAGGGGAAGGAGTGACGGCTTTGCAGGCAATAGAAAATATCGAATACAAAACCTCCGCTTTCCTCTTTGCAGGAGTAGGAGGAGCCACCGCCGGCGCAATGCGCTCCCAGGTGGAGTATGGCGGAAAGGTTTACAAGTTCAAGGTCCTTTGCGCGATCGATAGCGATCCAGTTGCATGTCGAAATCATGATCTGATTACAGGAGAGGAAACAGCCGTTCAGATGGACCTCTTCAAACGCTGGCAATATGTTGCCTGGCACGGTCATGAGCCGCCACCCGAATGGCAAGAAGTTACCCCTTGGGATATTTGGCAGGCATTCAAGCAACAAGTTCCTTTCTTTCTGTTTCTATCACCACCGTGTAAGGGCCTTAGCGGACTGCTCCCGCAAGGTAAAGCAGATTCTGATAAATACCAAGCTCTCAATTATTTGACTGTGCATGGGCTTGAGATCACCCTTCAGGCTTGCCTTGAGTATGGGGGGAGGTTACCGGCTGTCATTCAGCTGGAGAACGTGCCGCGGATTACATCCCGCGGAAAGCCGCTGCTCCGGCAGATCAAGAAACTACTAACAAAGTACGGATACGCTGTGAGCATTCGTGCGGATCACAACCTAGGGGAGATCGGTGGACTTGGACAGAATCGTGTCCGATTCCTGATCAAGGCGCGGCACGAATCACAGGTACCGAATGTGATCTATTATCCAGAGAAGAAGCCGCTGAAAAGTATTGGCGATGTTATAAGCACGCTGCCTGCTCCAGGAGATACAGACGCAGGGGGGCCACTCCACAAGCTTCCACGCTTGCAATGGAAAACATGGATGCGTCTTGCGCTTATCCCATCCGGTGGAGATTGGCGTGATCTCAATAAGGTGGATTATCAAAACCTGAGGGTGGTACATGAACCTCGCCGCGGAGCATTTGAAGTGGCGGATTGGAGCAAGCCAAGCCGAGCAGTTACAAGCACGGCTGGCCCAGGGCGCAGCAATGGCGTGACGGCCGTATCTGATCCGCGTCTCCAGATCAACGGGGATGGAAAGACCAATCTGTTCAGAGTTCAATCTTCTGCTGACCCAGCAACTTGTGTGACCGGGGCAGCAGGGCCGAATCAAGGAGCAACTTGTATTTCAGATCCTGCCTTGCAAGAACGTCCTGGGAGGCATCCGGGAGTATATCGGATTGTTCGCGCAGATGAACCAGCACCTTGCGTTACTGGTACGAGGTTTGGTTCAGGAGCGATTGCAGTCGCTGACCCTCGCGTAAACACCAAACTGCATCCGGACAGCTACGGCGTGCAAGATTGGGATTCAACGGCCAAGACAGTCCGTTCGGCGAATCGGATAATGCAGGCCGCGGGCAGCGTGTCCGATCCACGGGTACCGGACAGGCCAGGCCGATACACAGACCAATTCCGCATGCAGGCGGCAGATGGACCAGCCGGGACAGTAACCGGATCGACCGATGTTCAAAACGGAGCGCAACTGATCGCTGATCCGCGAATCAAGAGTGCACCGCGGGCCGACACGATGGGCGTACTGGAGTGGGATCAGCCGAGTAAGACGGTTATCGGTAGTGCAGATGTTCATGCTGCGGCTGCTGCAGTATCAGACCCACGTATCCCATCAGATGATGAACGGGGAGTTTGGACGATTATCAGTCAGGATGGAACATGGCACCGTCCACTGACAACCTATGAACTTGCAATGCTGCAAAGCTTTCCAACACATCTGCCCGATGGACGACCATTCCAACTTGAGGGATGCTCTGACGCCAAGGCCCGGGAATACATCGGAAACGCAGTGCCTCCGGATGCTGCCGAGGCTATGGGCAATGTCATCCTGCTGGCTGCAGCCCAGGCTGATGCTGGGATTACCTTTGAGATGAGCTGGGACCCGGTATGGGTTGCACCGCAAGAGGATAAGATCCCGGCTATGGTGCATTAAGGAGGAAGGAACCCTCCCCCTAACCAAGATCGGAGATGATGGAATGGCGATTTCACCAAAAGCAATTCAGTTGATTGACCAGGCGTTGAATCCGTTGATCGAATCCGGCTGCCGCATTGAGCAGATCAAAATGGTCGTTGCTGCGGGTTCTGAGATTGCCGAACAGAGATTTGTTCAAACGAAATTCGGAACGCTGCGAGTGGAGCCGAACAACTTTGTCCCGCGTGGCCGGGCGTACCTGATCGAGGACCATAACAGGGGATTTAACTGGGTTCGATAACATGAAAAGGGAGCGATGAACGATATGACATTGACCATAGAGCAAATGTACGAAATGCAGAAAGAGCTGGACGCCAAGATCATCAAGGAGAAGGGGTTGGAAGGGCAGGACCTGCTGCCGAATACAGTCCTCGCTCTTCAGGTAGAGATCGGCGAGTTGGCGAATGAATGGCGCGGGTTTAAGCACTGGAGCAATGACCGTGAACCACGAACCAAAGCCCCTATAACTGCATGGGGTGAACCGTATCGAAATCCCTTGCTCGAAGAATACGTCGATTGCCTGCATTTCTTCCTGAGCTTAGCCCGGCAGATAGAGCTGCCCGTGGACGATCTTTATGCACCGGGTCCAGATGAGATGGTGAAAGGCAGTACGACATATGTGTTCACTGAAATTCTGCATCATGTTGGTGGTGTGAGTCTTCAAAAAGACACTTACTATCGCAAAACGGCCTTACGTCTAGGACTATGGATTTTTTACTCGCTGGGCGAGCATCGTTTGGGCTTTACCTTCGAGCAGATTGCAGAGGCATATGCCGCAAAGAATGCCGTGAACCACGAGCGGCAGGCGAATGGATATTAGGAGGCAAGCCATGTACAAATTCCGCGGCAAGCGATTGGATAACGGCGAGTTGGCATTCGGGTTCGGCGCCTTCATATGGGAAGACGACGGAGTCAAAAGAGCAGAGATACACAGCACATACGGAATATTTGAAGTCGATCCCGAAACAGTAGGTCAATACATTGGGCTCCCTGATCGTAACAGCAAGGAAATATACGATAAGGCCACGGTCTTAATCACTGGAACGCAGGAACTGGGTGGCGGTTTAACATTCGAATGGAATGAAAAGGCCATAGTCAAATGGTCGGACGAAGAATGCGGATTTCACTTGGATGTCATCAAGAAACGAGAAGTAAACCTTTGTCAGGATGGATATTTCACCGTTGATACTTTCCCATTGCGAAAGTGGGAGGAAGGCGAGTGGGATATCGAATATGAAGTCGTCGAGGATCATGAAATGCTGGAGGTGCCGCATGGATGATCAACGAGAAGAGAAATGCTTGAAATGTGGAACGCCATTAGAAAACTATACACCTGTGTTTTGTTGTAACGGTCGAGAGTGTGGCTGCATGGGGAAGCCCATAGAACCACCTCTATGTGATAAGTGTTGGGACGAGGTGATGGGATGAATAACCAAAACTGCCTCTCTTGTATCCATGCATTTTCAGATGACAATGACGAATTAATCTGCACCGTTGAGGAAGAGCATGAAAAGGTTGATGAAAGTTACTCTTGTAAAGAGTGGAACCTTTGCCCAACTTTCCACGAGAAAGTAACTGTATTGGAGGTAGTGGAATGACGAAGAAAGACTATTTGCGAATGAAGGCTGCACTCATAAACATACTTGAAATATCCACGGATGAGTTTGCAAAATCTCAAGCACGGTACGGATTGAATATCCAGGTGGACGTTACTGAGGGAGAGAAATGAAGGACGGCGTTGTTCTCTTCTACTGCAAAGACGGAATCTTATACCCTGTAGCACTAACGGAGGAGCAGAACAGCATGCTCCAATTCACAGCCAAACTGTTCGAACCGCTGCAGGTGGTCAATAAACCGCAAGGCAATGCAATTAATCTAACTAAAAAACGAGAGGGGAAATAACCAATGATCAATATGAACGTGCTTTTCAAGTCGATGCAGAAAGATGATAAGAAGGAGATTCTGAAGTTTGAAATCAAGGGTGCTGAGGATCTGGACGGCGAAGCAGAACTGTTCGATCTGTCCGGTGACATCGTGATTATCTCGATGGAAGTCGGCGGGGATGATGTCTGTGGCGAGATCAATTCTGAGTTTATCTCCATGCAGCGCGATAGCAAAAAGACAGTGATGAAGTTCGGCATCAAAGGGGACAGCGATGACAAGGCTGCCAAGCTCTATAGATTCGCCGGCCGTAACGTCACCTTGAAGGTTGCTCCAAGCCAGATGAGCATCGAGGAATTTAATGAGCCAAGGGAAGGTATCCGAGGCAAGATCAATCCGGACGGAACAATTGAAACGGATCCGAACCAGGTGACTCTCGATGAGGTAGCTGCGGGATCTGAGGCAGACAGTGAAGAAGGGCCGCCGATGCCAAACGATGATGTTCTGCCGTTTTGATAAAAACCAAAAAAATCGAAGGAGTGAACATCCATGCCTACAGTTAAATTATCCGAGTTGCCTGGTGATACCCAGCTTAGCTATGAAGACGCACCTTATACCATATCAGCCAGTGACCTAATCAAAAGAATCGGGGACGGAGAGGATCTCGTAGAGCACACATGGTATGTCGCTGTTGAAAAGCGGTGGGGACCTAATGCGAAATACATGCTGGATCAATACATCGAAAACGAATATGACGTAATGTACGAGGATTGGAATGAACGAGCTCGGGACTGTTTGAAGCAAGAACATTATGACCGGATTCAAGCTGTACTGGATGAAGCATTCAAGGGTGATCATGTAAGGAAATATTGGATGCTTGATGGTCCGGAAGTGATTATTGACTGCTTGCCGGAGTAAAGAGAAACAGGCCCCGGCTTCGGCCGGGGGATTCCCTTCATAGTGAGGTGAAAGCATGAAGCAAATGTCTTTTGATCTGCCTGAACTGGATCGAGAGAAGACCAAAGATGCTGTTGAGTCTGCTCTACTCAAATACCGAATGTTTAAGACGATCGATGTTGATGAAAGGGAAGCTAAAGTAACAGCATCTCTTTCAGATATGCCAAGAGGACAAACCAATGTAACCAGCGATCAAACCGGTGATATCGCGGCATATAATATTGATGCCCCGGCTGCCAGGAAAGCATATTGCGAGAAAGTTGAGCGTGCAGTTAAAAGACTGCATCCCAAAGAGAGAATGCTTATACAAGAGCGGTACATGAAAGAGGATTATGTTTTCGATTATGTGATTTATACGCAGATCATGGGCATAAGCGAAGGCACCTATTATAAATACCGTTGGAAGGCTTTCTATAAGCTCGCATTAATCCTTAACATTGCTATCACTAAAAACAATGAATAGGACAACTTCAGCTATTAATATACATGAGAGTATGATGCGCAAGAGAGGAGGAGATGGACATTCAATTTACAATAACTGAAGTAAACGGAACGAAATCTCCCACTGAATGGTTTGCGAAGAAAGTGAAGGAGTTCGCAAAAGACCAATATGGCCTAGATGTGAACGTGGAAATTATCGAATCTCATAAAGGTGATAAAAATGATTTATCGGGCACCCCCTAAAAAGAGGGTGCTTTTTAGTTAATGATACACTTATAATTTTAACCAGTAGTGCCATTGATTTAACTAAAGGAGTCCGGTTATGGAGAATAAGATTAAATGTGGAATTTATGCGCGTGTAAGTACAGATCGTCAAGGTGATTCCATCGAGAACCAGGTGGGACAAGGTACTGAGTATATCAAGCGTTTAGGTGACGAGTACGACACTGAAAACATTGAGGTTTTTCGTGATGAGGCTGTCTCTGGTTATTATACAAGCGTATTTGATAGAGCAGAAATGAAAAGAGCAATTGAATATGCTAGAGAGAAAAAGATACAGCTGCTAGTCTTTAAGGAAGTGAGTCGGGTAGGCAGGGATAAGCAAGAGAATCCGGCGATTATCGGCATGTTCGAACAGTACGGAGTAAGGGTCATCGCGATCAATGATAATTATGATTCGATGAACAAGGATAACATTACGTTTGATATCCTTTCTGTTCTCTCAGAACAAGAGAGTAGGAAAACCTCTGTACGTGTAAGTACGGCTCGTAAACAAAAGGCTGCCAGAGGACAATGGAACGGTGAGCCCCCTTATGGGTATATAGTTAACCCGGAGACAAAGCGGCTGGAGATACATGAAGAGAGAGGAAAGATACCTCCTTTGGTGTTTGATCTTTATGTAAATCGAGGGATGGGTACTTTCAAAGTAGCCGAGTACCTAAACAAAAAAGGGTATGTGACCAAGAACGGAAAACTGTGGAGCAGAGAAACCGTTAACCGATTAATAAGAAACCAAGCGTATATCGGACAAGTAGCCTATGGAACTCGTAGGAATGTTTTAAAAAGGGAATATGACGAAAGAGGGGCAATGACTAAAAAGAAAGTGCAGATTAAGATCAACCGTCAAGAATGGCAGATCGTTGAGGATGCTCATCCTGCTCTAGTGGATAAGGAGTTATTCTATAAGGCCCAAAAAATTCTGATGTCACGGACACATGAACGTGGCGGAGCCAAAAGAGCACATCATCCACTTACCGGCGTTCTTGTGTGCGGTTCTTGCGGGGAAGGAATGGTCTGTCAGAAAAGAAGCTTCAAAGATAAAGAGTACAGATATTACATTTGCAAGACATATCACAAGTATGGCCGTGAGGCATGCTCACAAGCCAATATTAATGCCGATGATATTGAGCGTGCAGTGGTGGAGGCGGTTAGAAATAAAATATCCCGTCTGCCGGCGGACACCCTACTTATTACTGCCGATCGGGAACAGGATATAAAGAAATTGACTTCTGAACTTAAGGATAATAATTCACGTAGGGACAAGCTTATGAAGGATCAGTTAGATATATTCGAGCAAAGAGAACTCTTCCCTGATGACTTGTACCGCTCTAAGATGATCGAAATCAAGAATAGTATTGCACATCTTGAGGAAGAGAAAGAGATTATTGAGAAACAGATTGAAGGGATTAAAGAGAAGATAACCGAATCCTCCTCCCTTCAACACATTATCGAGGAGTTTAAAGAATTGGATATTGAAGATGTGGGACGCCTTCGGGTTCTGATTCATGAGACCGTTGGTAGCATAACGGTAAAAGGGGATAATTTACGGATTGAGTACGTTTATGACTTCGATAGTTAATTATGAAACACTCTTGGATCCGGACGTATCCATCATGGCGATAATGACCGCATTGGATTCCGGGATGACGGTGTCGTCCCAGGTCTTGTAACGCAAGTCGTCCGGACTGATTCCGTGGATGCCGGGTTTGCCGTCTCTTGCATTGCGGCGCAAATTCTCCAAGATGGTGCGTTTCTTGTCAATGTTGGACATGATGCCTTTTTTGCGGATGTCGTTGAAGACGATGGACTCTGTCTCGATCTGCTCTTTATCCTTGGGCTGCAGCAGCGGGAGCTCCAGTTCCTCAAACAGCATATTCTCCAGTTCTTCCAGGCTGACCTCGGTTTCCACGATGTCCTGCCCTGCCTGATCGCCGGCCGATTCTCCCTTACCGGGCTGGGCTGACGAAGGGTCGCGTCCAAGGACGTCCCCAACCTGACTGTCACCGTCGCCCTGACCGACATGCTTTTGCTTTTGATAGTTATAGATGAAACGGTATTCGTCAAGGCTGCGGATCGGAACTTTGATGATCTGCTTTCCGTCGGACAGAATAATGTTTTCCTCGGTAATAAGGTCGGGCAGGTTGCGTTTGATGACTTCACGAATTTTATGCTGATGACGTACCTGATCCTGATAGCCCTTGCGGTGCAGCGACCAGTCTTCACGGGATACGACAAACGACAGGGCGTCTTCATTTTGCAT